CGTCGACACCCTGTATGCCGGGGTGGTGCTGGCCGTGGACTACACGGTGCCGGCGGACACGGCGCAGAACCTCGCCCTCAACCCGTCCCTGGAGAATGACCTCGCCAACACCGTCACGCTCGGCGCGAACGTCTCCCGTGCCCGCATCACCTCCGATGCCAAGTACGGCAGCGCCTGCGCCGAGCACACCCACGCCGGGGCGGCCTCCCAGGCCGGCTCGCTGTGGCTGATGCCGGAGCAGGGCCCGGGCACCGAGCTGCGGATCAGCTTCTGGGTCAAGGTCGTCTCCGGGTCTCCGGCCACTGGATACATCGCGTTGAGGCTGGGCACGAACACCCCCATCCAGATCCCGCTGGTCTCCATTCCGGCAGCGGGCGCGTGGACGCGCCTGGACGCCACGTACACCCTTGGCCCGGGAGAGTCCGCGGACCGGTTCGGAATCGCGCTGAACGGCTCTTCGGGCACCGTGTGGCGTGCCGATGGGGCCATGTGCGAGCCCGGCCTGGACTTGCACGACTATGTCGACGGGGATCAACCCGGTTGCGTCTGGGAGGGCACGGCTCACGCCAGCACCTCGCAGCGAGTCACATCCGCCGTGACCCCCGAGACGATCCGCAAAGTTCGCATCACCCGCACCGACCCGGGCCGAGACCCGGTGCCGGTTCGCTCCGCCGACCTCGCCTGGGCCATCGGGGGAGTCGGCGCCGCCTACGACCATGAGGCGCCCCTCGGTGTAGCCGTCGTATACACCGCCACCGCCGTTCGGGCAGATGGCAGCGACGGCCCTACCTCGGCGCTCGCCGTGATGGTTCCCGAGCCTGCGGCGCCCGCCGACGTGTGGATCAAGTCCGTCGACGAGCCGGGCCTATCCGCAAGGGTCACCGTTACGGCCTGGCCGCAGCTGCAGTGGGAGTCCCGCATCGACACTGCTGACGTGGCCGGCTCGCGCTACGCGGCCACCGCGCAGGACGTGTACGCCTCGGCCGGCTCCGACATCACCATTGACGCGCAGGGCGACCAGATCGAAGCGCTCAGGACACTGCTGACCACGCCGGGCGTGCGGCTCATCCAGACCCGGTCCGCGAACCGGCGCCCGGACCAGTTCGTACTGTTCGCCACCCCCGCAGAGAGCGTGGACACCACCCCGGACGCCACCCGCACGTTCACGGCCGCCGTGCGCGAGGTGGAACGCCCCGGAACCGCCAACCAGCCACTGCGGATCCCCGGCTGGTCCTACGACCACCTGGCCGCCCAGTACGCCAGCTACAGCGCCGTGGAGTCCACCTTCGGCAGCTACTTGGCCCTGGCCACGAACGGCGTCTTCACGTGATGACGATCAGCGCCGCGACGCTCGCCGCGCTGCCGCAGGCGATCGGCCGGCCCTACTACGCCGAGTGGTCCAACGACGGCGGCACCACCTGGCAGCGCTGCGGCCTCGTCGCAGGATCGGCGTCCATCACTGCGGACCGCACCGCGGAGACCCGCTACACGGCGTCCGCCGACGTGGTGGGGGTGAGCGAAGGCCGGGACGGCGTCAACTCGATCGCCACCAACATGCGGCTGCGGCAAGGCGTGCAGCTGCCGCGCCAGGACCCGATCTGGTTCCCGGCCGGCCGATACACGGTCACCCGCACCCGCAAGAACCGGAGCGGTTCCATCACGCTGGAGCTCGACGGCCTCGAGGACGACCTGCGCTCGGCGTCCCTCCCCGTCGCCCGCACCGTCGGGCCCGGGCAGGCGAAGGACCTCGTCGAGGATCTGGTGGCCGAGGCGCTGCCCGGGGTACCTGTGGCGTGGCGGTCCGGGATCGACGCCAGCACCCAGGTGCCGCAGATCGTCGCCACCGACGACCGGTGGGCCATCCTGTCCTCCGGCACCGACTCGACCGGCACGAACACGGGCATCGCAGCCGCGCTGGCGGGGGAACTGTGGGTGGACGCCCGGGGGGTAGTAACTGTCGGCCCCGTGCCCACCTTGGACGACCCGGTGGTTTGGCGGATTGGTCGCGGTCTCGGCGGCGCACTGGTGGAGCCGCAGCCTGAGCAGGCCCGTGAAGGGCTCGCGAACCTGTGGGTGGTCTCCGGTGACGGCGGTGACGGCTCTCCGGCCGTCGGCCCCGCCTTCGCCTGGGACGACGACCCGAACAGCATCACCTACGCCGGCCCCGACCCCGTGGGCGATCCGCTCGCGCCGCAGCGCCTGGGGCTGAACGGGGTGCGGCTGCGCGTACAGAAGTACGCCTCACCGCTGATCACCTCTTACGGGCAGGCCCTCGAGGTCGCCCAGGCGAAGCTCGCCGACTCTCTCGGCGTCCAGGCCTCGCTCAGCTTCACCTCGGTGTGTAACCCCGCCCTGGAGCCCAGCGACCTCGTCGAGGTCGAGACCGCACCGGGCGTATGGGAGCGGCACATCATCGACTCTTTGTCGTACACGCTCGGCGCCGCCTCCATGTCGTGCAAGACCCGCACCAGCACGAGGAGGGTGACGTGACCGCGTCTGTGGGCCTGCTGGCCAGCCTCCTCGCCCAAGGCGGCAAGAGCGCTGGGGACGTTGTCTCTGCGCAGGTTGCCGACGTCACCGAGTCTGGCCGCGTCAACCTGCAACTCGGCGACGGATCTCTGCTGCTGGAGGTCGCCTGCCCGACCTCCTACCGGGACCGGGCCGCGGGCGACTGGGTCGCGGTACGCATGTCGTCGGTTCCCGTGGTGCTGTGGCGGCTGGGCGCGGACCCGGCCGACACCGAGCAGGACCGCATCGAGGAGATCGCCGAGGAGGCGGCCCGCGACGTGCAGGTGGTCCGCGCGGCCACCTACGGCACCGGAGCCCCAGCGGGCAGCGGCTGGCAGGCCGCCTCCGCGGTCTACGTCCGCAAGGTGGACGGCCGCTTGGAGGTCTACTTCCAGGTCGCTGACGCCTCCGACCCGTCACCGGACACTCCGGCGGTCCCGTCGCCGAAGCCCGCCACGGTCAGCCCCAGCGACTCCGGCACCTGGCGGAGCGGGCGGCCCGACGAGTACGCCTCAGCGCCCACACAGGGCGACTGGACCGGCCGCGGAAACCGGCGCGGCGCCTGGTTCTACGGCTCCGCCATCCAGAACGCGTGCGCGGGCAAGACCGTGGCCAAGATGACCGTCGCGTTCGCCCGCAAGTCCGGTGCTGGCGTCAACGCCAAGAGGCCGCTGCACCTGTACCTGCACAACCACTCCTCGCCGCCCTCTGGCCAGCTCAACCTGGGCGACGGCCCCGAGGATCTGCTGCGCCTCTCGGCCGGAGCGAAGGGCACGGCCACGCTCCCCAAGAGCTGGGCCACCGCTCTGGCGTCCGGCGCCGCCAAGGGCCTGGCCATCTACGCCTCCGGCAGCAGCGACTACATGGCCGTCACCGGCGGCAAGATCACCATCGTCTTCTCTTAGGAGGCCCCGTGGCGACCATCGGCTACGCCGAACTCCCCATCCCCGGCGGAGGCGACGGCCCCACCGTCCCCGGCCATCTCGCCGAACTCGCCGAGGTCATCGACCCGCACCTGTGGCAGCACGTCACCGACCTCGCCGACCGCAACACCCGGCTCTCCGCCGCACCCGTGTGGACCGTAGCCGTCGCCGCCAACGGAACGACCTGGGTGAAGACGTCCACGGAAAACGTATGGGCGACACTCTGGGAGCCGCTGCAGGACTGGCAATCCCTCACGCTCGCCACCGGGTACGAGGCCGGACAGACTCTCCCTGAGGGGCGCATCCATAACGGCCAGGTCCACCTGCGTGGCACCATCCAGCGCATCGACGGCCAGCTCATCTCCGCCAACGGAACCAAGTTGGCGACCGTTCCGACGGCGATGATCCCTGCCCAGATCGCCCGGTACACCGCCCCGTCCTCCATGACCGGCGACGCAATGGTGGGCGCCTGCCGCATGGAGGTCTACAGCCCCGACCAGGACGGCAACGCCATCGGCAGCCGCGGCTCCGTCGTCGTCTGGTCCCAGGACGGCGAGCAGGACGAAGGCACAGCGGGCCTGGCGTGGGTCGACATATCCGGCAACTACTGGCTCGACTGAGAGGACGGCATGCTCTACACCTTCGGCGGCACCCCCGCAGACGTCCTCACCGACACGGCCGGCAACGTCGTCACCAACTACCCTCTGCAGGTCAAGGTCGCCGGCACCGGCGCCGTCGTGACCGCCCTGTTCGAAGCCGACGGCACCACTCCGATCAGCGAGCTCCGCAGCAACGGCCCTTCCTCATCCCAGCCGGGTGCGATCCGCACATTTAAGGCCCAAGACGTCAGCGAGATCGAGTACGAGTACCTCGACGGCAGCGGTCAGCCCATCCGCTGGTACCAGGCAGCGCGAGAGGTCGCGGCCGGTGCCCTGGATGCGGCCCAAGCCGCCCAGGCAGAGGCCGCCACCAAGCTGGACATGGAGACACCCGATCCGCAGACCGTGGACGGGCCGGTCGCCTTCAACTCCCCGATCAGCGCCCCGAACCTGAACGACCAGTCCGCCGTCCAGTGGTTCGCCGTCACCGAGGCTGTGGGAGACGGTACAACCGACGATCGGGCCGTCATTCAGGCGCAGCTCGACGCCGCGCGGGATGCCGGCGGCGGCATCGTCTACATCCCGCCCGGCCACACCTACGGCATCAGCACGTTCCTGGTCGTCTACGCCGACACCACGATCTGGGCCTACGGGGCCACCCTGAAGGCCATCGGGAACACCGGTCTCCTGAGGAACTTCCAGCCCACGGACCTGTTCGCCGGGTACACCGGCCGCTCCCACATCCGCATCCTGGGCGGCACCTGGGACGGCAACGCCGCCGATGCCGGTGTCGGCACGGTGACGGCCACGACGAACGTGATGTCCTTCGCTCACTGCGAGGACATCACCGTCCGGGACGTCACGATCGCCAACGTGTCGTCCGCGCACGGCCTGGAGTTCAACTCCACCGCCCGCGGCCGTGCCATCAACTGCCAGTTCCTCGGCTACAAGGACAACTCTGGCGACGGTAGCCGGGACTTCTCCGAGGCCGTCCAGATCGACATGGCGGTTTCCGGGTCGGTCGGCATCGGCGACTTCGACCAGACCCCGGCCAAGGACATCCTGATCGAGGGCTGCTACGTCGGCCCGTCCAGCCGCCTCGGCAGCTTCGGGCGCGGCTTCGGCTCGCACATGCTGCGCTCCGGCGTCTACTACTACGGCATCCGCATCATCGGAAACCGCATCGAGGACGTCCGCCAACAGGGCATCTACGGCTTCGGATGGCGCCGGGCGGTCATCTCCGGCAACGTCGTCTCCGGCTCCGGCCTATCCGGCATCCAGCTGTCACGCCCCGACCCGGCAGGCTCCGGGCCGTCGGAGGGGTACACCATCAACGGCCGGAACATCGTCATCATCGGCAACACCATCGAAGGCGCAGAGGACGCATCGGGTATCCGGGTGTTCGGTGCCTCCGGCGGCACCTACGATCAGGTGACCATCACGGGCAACTCGGTGCTGGGCTTCGCGGCGGACGCCTCCAACGGCATCCACGTCGAATACTGCTCACGGCCCAGCGTCGCCGGCAACACGATTTCCGGCACCCAGTCCACCGGCATCGTGTGCTTCAACTCCGACGGCGCCAACATCGCCTCCAACACGGTCCGCGACGTCGGCTCCAACGGCATCAACATCACCGGCTGCACCGGCGCGCAGGCCGTCGGCAACACGATCGACGGCACCAGCACCAACCACGGCGTCTTCGTCTCCACCTCCAGTGCCGTGGCGGTGCAGTCCAACCGGATCAACGCCGCCGCATCCGCCGGCATCCGGCTGTCCACCAGCGCCACCGGCTGCTCCATCATCGGCAACCAGGTCCGCAAGGGCAGTGGCGCCACCGTCAGCGGCGTCTCCCTGGACGCCACCGCCACCGGCGCCGCCGTCCTCAACAACGACCTGTCCGGCAACTCCTGGTCGGCGGCCGCCGCGCTACCGGTGTCCACCGCCGCGCCCGTGACCGGCCCAGGTGGCATGACCGCCCTGCCTGGCTCCAACCTCGTCGACGGCGACCTGACCCCCGTCCCCGCGCTCGAGGCCGCCATGTCCCCGGCCGGCCGGTACGAGACCACCTCACGGCTGCGCTGCGGCACGGCCTCCACTCTGGTCAGCGGAGCCCTTTACCTGGTACCGGTCTGGCTGCCCAAGGGCCTGGTCGTCTCCAGCATCACGTTCGTGACCGGCGGCACAGCCGCGGGCACGCCGACGAACCAGTGGTTCACCCTCCACAACAGCAGCAGGGTGGCCCTGGCTCGAACTGCGGACAACACGACGACAGCGTGGGCGGCGAACACCGCCAAGACCCTGAACATCGCCCAGGCCACGGCCGGCGCCGCGTCGTCGTACACCACCACCTACAACGGACTGCACTACCTGGGCGTCATGGTCGCGGCCACCACCCCTCCCAACCTGGTCGGCGAGGGCTCCATGCCGGCAACCGTCGCCAACGCGGCTCCCGGCTTCGGGCCCACGAACAGCTCACAGACCACGCCGCCCACGGTCACCGGCGGGGCCTTCACAGCGGCCAGCTTCTCCGGGGCCGGGATCCTCGCCTACGCCTACACCAGCTGACCACCCGCGCCCCCGACCGGGGCCTTTCACGACTGGAGGCCCCATGGCCGCACCCATGTCCGCCGCCGACTTCCTCAACTCCCTGCGCGACGAGGGCCTCGACGTCGTCGAGGTCGGCAACTGGCGCACCCACAACCGCAACAGCAAGGGACCGTGGGGCCCGGTCAACGGCGTGATGATCCACCACACCGTCACCCGAGGTACCGCTACGACCGTCGACATATGCCGCAACGGTTACAGCACCCTGCCCGGACCGCTCTGCCACGGCATCATCGCGAAGGACGGCCGCGTGCACCTCGTCGGCTACGGCCGCGCCAACCACGCCGGCCTCGGCGACCCCGACGTGCTCGCCGCAGTCATCTCCGAACGCCAGCCTCCCGCCGACAACGAGGCCACCGTCGACGGCAACCGCCACTTCTACGGCTGGGAATGCGAGAACCTCGGCGACGGCAAGGACCCGTGGCCCGACGCCCAGATCGAGGCCATCGTCCGCGTCATCACCGCACTCTGCCGCCACCACGACTGGACGGCCCGCTCGGCCATCCGGCACCTCGACTGGCAGCCCGGCAAAGTCGACCCGCGCGGACCCGGCATGGACTGGGACGACATCCTCGACCGCGTCGCCGCCCGGCTCGCCGGCTCTACGCCCTCCACCCCCAAGCCGCCGGCACCCAAGCCCCTGCCGAAGCCGACGCGGCCGGTCGTTGACCTGTCGAAGCTCGTCGCCGCAGCTAAGAGCAACCCGGGACGAAGGTCGTCGAGGCCGCCCTCGTCGACGCCGGACTCCTTGCCAAGCGGTACAGCGACGGCCACTACGGCACCACCACCATCGCCGCCTACGCCAAGTGGCAGAAGAAGCTCGGCTACACCGGAAAGGACGCCGACGGCATTCCCGGCCGCACCTCCCTCGAACGCCTCGGCGACCGCTACGGCTTCGAGGTGATCGCGTGACCGCCATCGACTACGACCTCGAATTCCTGGAGGACGGCCGCCACATCGAGCTGATCTCCATCGGCATGGTGTGCGACGACGGCCGCGAGTACTACGCCGTCAACCGCGGCATGCCCGTGCGGAAGATCCGCAAGCACAGGTGGCTGATGGAGAACGTCGTCCCCAACCTGCCCAAGGGGCACGGGGACCGGCGCAATCACGTGCCGAAGTCCTGGCTGTTCGACTACACCGACCCGCTCGTGAAGCGACGCCAGCGCATCGCCGACGACGTCATGGACTTCATCCGCGCCGCCGGGCCCGACGTCCAGCTGTGGGCCAACTACGGCGCCTACGACCACGTCGCCCTAGCCCAGCTCCGGGGCCGCATGATCGACCTGCCCGAAGGCGTCCCCATGTTCACCTGCGACATCCAGCAGGAACGCGCCCGCCTCGGCCTGCGCTGGGGCGACCTCCCACAACAGGAGTCCGGAGAGCACAACGCCCTCGCAGACGCCCGCCACAACCAGACCGTCCGGCGCTGGCTCGCCGAACAGGAAGCGAGAACCTCGTGAACGCGTCCCTCGACAAGGCCTACTGGATCGGCCTCGCCATCTCCGTCGTGCTGCCGGTCCTCGTCGGCCTGGTCACCAAGCACGTCACCCACCCGGGCGTGAAGGCCACCCTGCTGCTGGCGCTCAGCACCCTCACCGGCTTCCTCACCGAGCTCGCCAACCCGGGCCCCGACTACGACCTCGGCACCGCCGTCGTCCTGTCGCTCGTCTCCTTCGCCACCGGCGTCCTGATGCACTTCGGCCTGTGGAAGCCGGCCGGCGTCAGCGACAAGGCACAGTCCGCGCTCGGCGGTGGCACTCCCGTCCGGAGCGTGTAGGTGCCGCGCCGTGCGGTCCGGCGGGTGTACAAGATGCTGGGCCGCCGCGGCTGCTTCCTCGCGATCCTCGGCGTCGGCAAGACCTGCTGGGGTGTGTCGTTCCTCGTCAACCCGCCCAGCGACGAGGGCTTGGAACTCCTCACGCGGTACTGCGAGCTGCGGCACTGGGCGTGGCTGTGGATCGTGTGCGGCCTCGTCACCCTCGGCTCAGCATTCGTCAAGATCGGCCGGGACCGGTTCGGGTTCCTGGCCGCCCTCATTCCCCCCACCGTGTGGGCCGCCGCCTACACGTTCGCCGTCATCACCGGCGACTACTCCCGCGGCGGCTTCGTCGCAGTCTGGTACCTGACGAGTCACGTCGGGGTGATCCTGTGGGCGAGCGCGGTTCCCGAATACTCGGTCCCCCCGCCCGTGCGCGCCCGGAGAGGCAAGGCCGCATGAACGTGGGCGAGTGGGCAGCCATCATCGGCGCCGCCGGCAGTGTTCTCGGAGGGGGCGGCTGGTTCGTCTCCCGAGCCACTGTGAGGGCAGCGCAGGCAACGGCCCGCGCCAACGAGGCAGCAGCCGCGATCCAGGCGGCGCCGCAGGCACGCGCCCAGGAGTTCGCTGTGCTGGAGGCGACGGTGAAGCGGGTGGATGAGGAGAACGGCTCGCTGCGGGGCCGCATGTCCCGACTGGAGTCGATCGTGCGGGCGTTCGCGTGGACCACGGACCGGTGGGCCCGCCAGATGCACCGGGCCGGCATCGACCCGGAGCCCGCACATCCTCTGGTCGACGAGTACAACCGAACTGGAGTCTGAGATGCCCGAGCCGATCCCTCTCCGGCCGCGCCGGGACGACACCGCCGCCGACATGCGGAGCCTCGTGCAGATGGGGGAGGCCGAACCCCAGCCCATACCGGCGCCCGCCACCGATCCGTTCCTGGCACCGGACTGGCCGCCGGACGACGAACCCGCGTGAACGACAGCGCCCCCACCGCTTCGGCGGTGGGGGCGTTCTGCTGTGTCCAGGACCGGAGTTGGCCCGTCGGCCTCTCGATAACCCACACATATCAACGACCGTCGGGCGTATGCTAGTTCTACACAAACCCCCATAAAGGAGTCGAACTTGGCGAGTGAACTCGAACCGGTGGAAGTGGAGTTCGTCCCGGCCGCGCAGCCGTCAGCTGCCAGGGACCGCCACATCTCAGGCGAGACCGCAGAAGACCTCAAGCGCGCCACTGCGGCCAACACGGAACGCGCCTACGCGCGCTGGTGGAATATGGCCCTCGCCTGGTGCGAGCGAGAGGGGCGCACTCCGCTGCCGATGACCGCCGAGACGATCGCCGAGTTCATCGGATACCTCATGCGCTCCACGTCCCAGGCGACCGGCAAGCCGTACTCGCCAGCCAGCCTCGACCAGGCCCTCTCTGCGGTCCGGACCGCGCACTTCCGTGCAGGTTTCGAAGGGCAACCCAACTCCAGGGCCGCCCGAGACCTGATCAAAGTGCACCGGCAGGACCGCGCGCGCGACGGCTGGCGCCCTCGGCGAGCCAAACCCGTGACCCTCGACGTACTGCGCCTCCTACTGGCCCAGTGCGACACCGGCTCCCTCAGCGGCCGACGAGACGCAACCATTCTCGTTCTGGGATACGGGCTCATGGGCCGCCGCTCAGAGCTCGCCTCCGTCACCATCGACCAGCTGACGGTCGCAGACGAGTGGGTAACCGTCTTCATCCCCATGTCGAAGACCGACACCAGCGCCCACGGAGAAGACATCGACATCCCCAGGGCCATCGCGCCGGACATCGACGCCCGGGCCATCGTGAACTCCTATCTTGAAGGGCTGGCCGAGCACGGCATTACAGAGGGTCGGCTCCTGCGGAGTATCGACGTATGGGGCAACATCGGCGCCGGCATGACCGGTGAGACGGTGAACGAGATCGTGAAGCGACTGGCCAAGGACGCCAAGCTGACGGACGCGGAACGGATGACCGCGCACGGCCTTCGAGCCGGGGCGCCGACCGATGCCGCGGAGCGCGGCGTCCCTGTGCCCTTCATTGCCGAGCACGGACGCTGGAGCAAGAACTCGACCCAGGTGCTCACCTACGTCCGCCCGGCCGACCGGCGCCGCAACAACCCGCTGCTCCCGCGCGACAATCGATCCTGAGCACGACAACGCCCCCGCAGTCAGTCGACTGCGGGGGCGTTCTGCTGTCCGGGGCTTAGCCCCAACCCGTGTCGTCGCTCATGACGCCTCCCCAGATCGGTGCGGCCCGCCGAGGTGCCCCCTCGCCCCGAAGGACCGTCGCGAAGACACGACGGGCCGCCCGAACACGGTACGCGGAACACGGCCGTCCTGTCAGGAGGTCGTGCCACACTGAGCGCAGCGCCCGCCGAGCATCCCCCGTCTCGGCGGGCCCTGCTTTTTGCTCTGGCTCAGATGGCCTCCCGCTGTTCGTGGAGGTCGTGGACGGTGGCGGTGAGGGTGCCGTCTTGCTGCTCGTAGTGGGAGAGGGCGAGGCCGAGGCCGAAGAAGGTGGGCGCCCATTCGCCGACGAAGATGCCCCACCGGTCGGCGCGGGCGACGCCGGTGCCGGGTTCGGCGTTGAGGCTGGTGGCCCACGCCACGACCGTGAGGCCGATGCTGGCGAAGGCGGCAATGTAGGCGTGTTCGCTGCGGATGCCCATGTCGTGCATCTTCTTGATGATCATGGTGCCTCCATCGAGGTGGGTGGGGTTGCTCAGGCCGTGTTCCTCACTCCATCCCACCTATTCGACCCATTTGCACCATATGAGGCATTGCTGCCCGTGTCATAAGCTGTTGCTGCTCGGGGCCACGATGGAGGTCAACCATGCCCCGAACCGTGTGGTCAGGCGCGATCAGCTTCGGTCTCGTCACCGTGCCGATCAACGTCCAGAGCGCCACCGAGGACCACTCGATCCGCTTCCACCAGTACCACCTGGAGGACATGGGCCGGGTGCGGGTGCGCAAGTACTGCGAGGTCGAGGACCGCGAGGTCACCAGCGATGAGATCGGCAAGGGCTACGAGCTGAGCAAGACCCAGGTCATCCCGATCAGCGACGACGAGCTGCGCGACCTGCCGCTGCCGACGGCGAAGGCCATCGAGATTGCGGCGTTCGTTCCGCTGGACTCGGTCGACCCGATCCGGATTGGCGAGGGCTACTACCTCCAGCCGTCCGGCCAGGTCGCGGCCAAGCCGTACAAGCTCCTCGCCATGGCCCTCGCCCGCTCCTCGAAAGTCGCCGTCGCCAAATACGCGTGGTCCGGCCGGGAGCGCCTCGGTCTGCTGCGGGTGAAGGACGACGTGATCGTGCTGCACGCCATGCGCTGGCCCGACGAGATCCGCTACCCCAGCGAGCTCCTACCGGAGCCGGTCGAGCTGTCCGATGGCGAGATCGAAGGCGCGCTCGCTCTCATGGACTCCATGACGCGCGAGGACCTGGAAGGCGAGGACTTCCAGGACACCTACACCGAAGCCATCGAGCAGATCATCGAGGCGAAGCGGGAGCACCGCGAACCGCCGCGCCTGGAGGAGCCGGAGCAGAAGCCGGGCCAAATCGTCGACCTCATGGCCGCCCTCCAAGAGTCCGTACAGAAGGCCCGGGTCTCGCGCGGCGAGGACGCCGACGTACACGAGATGCCAAAGAAGAAGACGGCAGCGAAGAAGCAGCCAGCCAAGAAGGCCACGAAGAAGGCCGCGGAGAAGAAGACGTCGGCGCGGAAGCCGCGCAGCGCCTAGTCCAGAAACCCCAGCTCCGAGTCTGGCCGGCACGCCCCGCAGGCCTTCACCCCGTCGGCGAGCGCCCGCAGTGCCTCATCCCGCCGGATGCCCCGGGTGCGCTTCCCCGCGTTCCAGCAGCCGCCGACGTGCACCTGCACCGGTGGCGCGTCTCTGTTCAGCCCCTGCTCGATCAACCAGTCCGGGTCTGGTGGCCGGGCCTCGATGCCCCGCTGCCGCTCTTGCTCTCGCCGCTCGGCCGCCGCGATGGCCCGGCGCACCTCGTCGAGGGTGAGCTGGAGCCACGTCTCCAGGGTGCGGAGGCGGGGCAGGTCGGGCGGCAGGTCGGTCACGCCTCCAGCTTGCACCAAAAATCGAACACGTGATCCCATCTGGCTATGGTCAGACACCGGGTCGAGTACCTCACCGACAGGCAGGAGCAAATCCTCCGCCACATCCGCATGGCCATCACCGACCAGGGCGACGCCCCCACCGTCGCCGAGCTCGCCGACCGCGTCGGCCTGGCCGTCAGCACCGTGCACTACCAGCTGGTCGAGTTGGAAACCAAGGGTGCGATCGTCCGCGAACCGCACCAACACAGAGGGATCCGGCTCGCGTGAACCCCGACCGCTACCACGTCGCCCTCACCTCCGACGGCCGCCCGGCCATGCACGGCTGGTGGGGCAGCGAGACCGTCGCCCGCGGCAAGGTGACCGGCTGGATCGGGCAGTGGGGTCGACCCGGGGCGCGCATCACCCTCGTCGACGAGGACACCGGCGCGACGTTGACGACCTGGCCGGACGAGGCGTGACCGTCTGCCATCCTGGCGGGGACGCGAGGAGGCGCCCATGTCGTACCACCCATACCCGAACGCCGAGCGTGCGCTGAAGCAGCTCGACCGGCACTATCCGCCCGCGCCCGTGATCCAGCTGGAGTGTCTGCGGCCGATGGCGGACAGCTTCGCGAAGCTGCGGGTGGACGCGCAGCGGGCCGCCCGGCAGGGCTTCGGGGCGGGGGCCTACGTGCTGTCGACTCGGCGTCCCGGCGTTGTCAGTGGCGGCGCGTAGCCTGAGCTCATCATCCCGACGAGCAAGTCGGGTTGGCTCTGGCCCCGCCCCGCCTGGTCACGCAGGCGGGGCGCGCTGCTGTCAGCCCTCGGCGGGCGCGTGCCGCACGGCCCGCTTGAGCGCCATCTCCACCTCGACCCGCGACATCCCGGCCGCCTCAGCGTGCGCGGTGACCGCGTCCTGCACGGCGTTGGCGGTGGCGACGGTGAGCCGCCCGGCCCGGTGCTCCTCCCATGCGGCGCGCTCCAGGGCTATCAGGGTGTCGGGGAACTCGATGTCGCTCACGAGCCAGGATCCTACGTGGCCGTGTCGGTGGCCTCAGGTGCGGCTGGTCGCTCGGGCAGCTTGGCTCCGGGGCGCCTGACGTACCACTCCCAGAGCTGCCGGGTGATGCGGCTGCGGTCGCTGCCTGTCGCGCGGGCTGCGGCGTCGAAGTCGTTGACCAGTTCTTCGTCGATGCCGCGCACGACTCGCTGCTTGTGACGGTGCCTGTGCTGTCGTCGGCGTTCCTCTTCGCTGGTCATGCACGAATCATGGCAGGTGGCTTGCCACCGGTCAAAGGGTCCGGCATCCTTGGTGGCAAGCCACCAAGAGGGAGTGCGCCAATGAAAGAGCAGGACATCGAGAAGGCGATCAACGCCGAGGTCGAACGGCTATACGGCATCCGCCGACGCCAGTCACTCGGACATCAGCAGCCGGTGACCGGCTCGGTCCCTATCGGCGCGTTTGGCAACCTCATGGGTGCGACCGTGTCCGTCGTGCTGGACATCACCGTCGACGGGTCCGTGACCCCAGTCGCCGTCGTATCGTGCAGCGGCTTCGGCTGCGTCGATCCGATCCACTCCGTGCCGCAAGGTGGCAGGTTCCTCGAATGTGACCACGGCCAGCTCACCCATGAGGGGCGCCTGAAAGCTTGCAAGTGGGCTCAGACGCACGCCGAACAGTGCCGAGCGCTCCCTCGATAGAGCACGCAAATCTCTACAGCTAGCAACCTGGAGTTTCACTATGACGAGTAGCGCCGACACCGACCCGACCGCCGCAATCGAAGTCCTCGCCCGCCTGCTCTGTGCCGCCGACGTCCACGTGTACGGCGGCGTCACGCCGACATGGCGCGAACTCTCCACCAGCGGTCGCCGCGCCGCCCAGGTCAAGTACCGCAAGGCTGCCGCGTGGCTGCTGCCGAGGTTGACCGTCACTGCCACCCCCGCCGCGCAGGCCTCCACCGTCGACCGGGCCACCTTGCTGCGGGAGGCCGCCGACGCTGCCGCCGAGAAGCATCGGCTCAACCCCTGGATGACCGCCGCCGACGTGATCGCCGACGTGCGCCGTATGGCGGACCACCTCGGGCCGTCATCCACCCCAGGCGATGACCTGATCCTGCAGGACTCGCAGCCGTTCATCCCGCCCGTCCACTACCGGCGTGACGACGGCGTCGACTGCTGCGTCCACGTCATCCCCGTCGGTCCCGACTCGTGCCCGGCCTGCCGCGAACTCGCCGACTAGGAAGGCAACCCCGAAGCCCCGCCATCGTGCGGGGCTTCGTCATGCCGCGGTGGTCATCTCCCCGCGCACGGCCTCCACCCACTCATCCCGCAGCCGCTCGTACCGCTCCCGCGTCGGCCCCCACAACCACGTCCCCGTCTCCGCCATCAGGGCACGGATCTCCTCATTCACGGCCTCAGCAGACCGCACCGGGACCCTAAGCGGGGGAGTGGAGGACATGCCGAGATCGTAGCTGCGGGGTCTGACAGCGGGCTATGACTTCGGGGACTCCTGCACGAACGTCCCCAGCCCGACCTCGGCCCGGACCAGGCCCTCCTCTTTCAGGTGGCGGAGCACCTTCTGGGCGGTGCTCGCCGCCACCTCGAACTCGGTGCTGATATCCACGACCGAGGGAACCTTGGAGCCGGCCGGGTAGGTGCCGTCTTCGATGCGGCCGATGATGATGGCCGCGATCTGCCTCCAGATCGGCCGAGTCCGGTCAAGATCAACGCTCACACGGTTGACGCTAGATACCCGCAGTACACCGCGCGACCGCAGTACAGTGCGGTCTACTGCGGTATACCGTGACATTGCAGGACCCCCGCGACCGCTGGCCGGCGGCCCGGGGGCATGGCCGACGAACGGAGCGTCGACGTGGACGAGGGTAGAGACCATCCAGCCGCAGGCGGAAGCGGACCGCCGATAGTCGGCGAGCTCAGTCCCGTGCAGCGCGCCTACGGCCGCTACGCCAGCCACTTCCTGAAGTGTCAGGGCTGCCGGGACATCGACCGCTCGTGCGCTGAGGGTGGGCAGTTGTGGCGGGACTACGAGGACACCAGCGATGCCGTCGGCCGGCTGATGGATGGGTAACCGGGGCGACTGGCCGGTACTGACACGTGCACATTCAGCCACCCTTGAACCCTGCTGAGGCTTACCTCATCACTGGTGACCTGCGGTGACGCAGGAACGTTTGGCCAACACCTGACCTGCGGTTACAGAAACGCACCAGGTGCGAACAGAAAGTCGAAGAATATGCATGAGACACCTTCCGCCAGGGCCGAAACTCAGCTTTACTCCTGAGTCCAGGCGCCCCACACGCCCGGTCTGAAAGCGCTCACTATCGCGTGGGCGACAGTCGAATCAGCCAACGATCCATCGGCAGGATCAGGTCAGCAGTCTCCAGGGGGCGGCCGTCATGGTCGAAGCGAGTGCGCACCACGCGGAAGGCCATCGAGTCGACGAGCAGCCCGAGCGCATGCGCCTGCTCCTCCGCCAGCTCCACGCACCCCAGCTCAGCCGTATAGGACACATGCGGCCGGCGCTGGCCACGCCACCACGACGACACCAGCATCGCCGACCGGCCGCCCGGATCCAGGCACTCGACGGTTTCGTGCCGAAGCATCGCGCCTTCGTGGACGCCAAGCCGCTCCGCAAGCTCCACCGTGGCGGGGCGCGGGCGGGTGTCGGTGGTCTCGGTGGAATACGGCCACTCGGCGTCCGCGTCCGTGAGAGTGCGCATAGCTGGAGGATGCGCCACATACACGGCCCGGCGCTCCTCGCCCTCGAGGACGCCGGTGCGGCGCAGGTGGACGTAGGCGAGGCGAACGGTCTGAGGGTTTACGCCGAGTTCGGCAGCTAGCTCGGCGCGAGAAGGCAGGTCCTGCCCTGGCCGCCATTCCCCGGCGGCAATGCGGCGCACGATGTCAGCAGCGATACGCCGGTAGCGCGCACCCTCTGGCATCCGGACCCCTGCCGACGATCATGACGTGGAGTCAGACGCTATGAGGCTCCTCAGAAGCTGGATATATCCAGCGGGCAAGCGTCACGTGGCCGCTCAACTGAACAGAGGTTTCGGGGGCCGCAGCATTCAGGTGGCTGCGGATCCCGGATGACCCACCAACCTTGAGGAGGTCTCGGCCGCCGCAAGGCGTTCCGTCATGCACTAGATTCGAACGTGCGTTCCCTCTTTCGTGTGAACAGGGCTATGACCTGCAGCATCTGGGGGACGCGAACGGTGGGAGGGCGGACGTGTCGGCGCGCCACCAAAGGGTGCCCCTCCCTTGTGGCCGCCGACGCGAGCGCACCCCCGGGTCTTCGGGCCGGGGGTGCGCGCTCACCCTTCCTGGGAGATATGGGAGACGAATGGGAGATGACCTGTCACGCCAAACTCAAGCCAACACCTAATGAACCCCAACGAACGCTGCACCGATCCCGCAATCTGCGGGGAGCGATGTGATCGTCGCAGGTCAACGAGTACCCAACGGAGGTACCCGGGCGACGCGGGGGATCGTCCGAGGCGGGGGGTAATACCCCTAACGGAAACCGTAAGGCGTGGCATTAAAGCGCAGCTCAGCCGCCCCAGCCATCATGCCTCAGACTCGCCCTTCCTTGCATCCTCGTTGGGTGTGGGAGATTCCTGGGAGATCATCTCCCCGCTCTCCTTCTTGCGTCGCGGCCGGGCCAGCTCCCACTCCGCAGGGTCGTCCACCAGCGAAGTCGACTTCTCCCACAGCTTCTGCAGGTCGGTCGCGATGTCCTTCTCCATGGCCAGCGTCGTGTGCGAGTAGGTGCCCTCGACGCCCGGGATCGTGTGCCGCATCCGCTCCTCGACCGCCACCCGCGGATGCTTCAGCTCGTCCAGCCAGACCTTCATGGAGTGCCGGAGCCCGTGCGGCACCAGGTTCTCGATCCCGGCGACCGCCTTCATGTCCGGCATACGTGACGGTCGGCCCAGACGGTCCGGCACGGCCTTGTGGCCGTCGACGAACCGCCGCCAGATGTCCGCGTAGAAGTACGCCCCGGTGTCCATCTTCCGGCCCGTCGCGCTCGGGAACACCCACTCCGATTTGTGGGAGGCGAGCACCTCGCGCAGCAGCCCGGCGAGGAACGGCGGCAGGATGATGCTGCCCGTCGACTCGTACTTCGGCGCCACCTGAGCCTTCTTGCCGTCGACGTACTGGCTCTGCTCCTGCACCAGCAGCCGGCACCCCTGCCCCTGGTCCTCGAGGATCAGGTGTTCGCGGCGCAGGCCGGCCGCCTCGGAGATCCGCAACCCGCAGTAGGCGATCGTCAGCACGAGTGTGTAGCCGACGAGGCCGCGCATCTCGCGCGCGTTGCGTGCCAGCAGGTAGGCCTGGCGGGGGGTGGCGATGACGACCTCGTCGTGCTGCTGCTTGCCCTTGTACCGGCCGCGGCGCCGCGACTTGAGCGTCGGCACCGGGTTGTCGGCTCGCACCTTCGAGGTGACCGCGTCGTCGAACATGACCCGCAGCACCGACATGACCGACTTCACGTAGCGGGGCTTGTACTGGCGACGTAGCTGCTGCTCCCACGTCTTGACGGCCACCTCGGTGATGTCGCCCATGGCGGCGTCCCCCCAGCGGGGGAGGATCACCGAACGCAGGCGCTGCCGGTAGGTCTTATCGCTCCGGTTCGCCAGCTCCACCGACTCAATCCACAGGTCCGCCCACTCGCGGACGGTGATGCGGCTGTCCCGTGGATCAAGGAACGTCTTACGCCGGACGTCCGTCTCGAGGCCGGCCGCGTAGTTCTTGGCCGAGGTCTTCGTGGTGAACGGCTGGTCGTTGTCGTCGCGGGTGACTGACCCCCAGGTGCCGTCAGGCAGCTTGTATCTGCCGCGCCACGATTTCCCGCGCTTCTCCGCATAAGCCATGGATCACCTCGCCGAGCCGTGCATTTGCGCATCAACCTCTGACGGCACGCAAGGCCGAAAGGACTGTCGAGTCGTCCAGCTCCTGGCAGTCACCGGCTATATGACTGTCCAGCAGCTCCTGCATGCGTTGCGCACCGCATTCAGTGATCAGCTTACGGTCGACGCAGATGATGAAGCGGCCGTCGCCGTGATCCTCTTTGAGGATCTGGCCCTCGAACGGCATACCTGAGACACGCAGTACCCGCACACACATTGGTCCCCCAAGACCGCCGCGGGTGCCCCTCCCTCGTGGTCCCGCCATGAGATCACATCTTGTTGAGGGGCGGGAGGGGTTGGACGCGATCGGTGTGCGAGCGGTTACGAACCGTCTGCGGCTTGGGGTTCGTCGTCGCCGGGCAGCCCGTGCAGCTGGCTTTCGGCGCGCCGCCAGGCGAGGAGCGCTTCCTGAATCTGCTCAGGGGTGGCGTCGGGCTGACCGTGGACCACGACCGTCATGCGCACACCGTTGGCCCCGGGTAGCCGGATGACGGTGGAGTCGAGCAGCGGGTCGTCGCTCTCGAGCTCGTCGACGATCCGCAGGGGCAGCTTGCCGCGCAGCTTGTCCGAGCCGCCGCGAAGGTTGGCCGAAACGTCGTGGACGACGGAGGCGGGTTTGGGTTCGCCGCCGTGAAGGATTGCGAGCCCGGATCCTTCGGCCCAGCCGATGTGAGGCTCGACCTTGGCGAGCGATGGAGGGATACGGCCGGGGCGGCGGCTGGCGTCTTCGAGGTTCTGGACGCTGCCTTCGCTGATGCCGGCGCGTTCGGCGAGGGTGACCTGCGAGAGGCCACGTGCTTCGCGTGCCGCCCGGATGGCGGTTGCGAGCTTGGGCCACTGCAGTTTGGTCCGGTCCTCTGTCATGGCCTTCATGATGCCGCACGGTTTGGCAACACGCACTGATCGAATCCCCCAATTGACCAGGATTGATCGGTCTTATGGGGTCTCTTTTGTTGCTTCGTTAGCCCCTCGTTGCGCCTGCGCCCCGTAAGTGCGCCCGTGCGCGCCGTGCACCTCTGGCCATAGTTGAAGCCTTGGCGCCCCATCGAGCGCTCAATGAAACCCAATAAACACCCAACGAAACCCAGCGAACTCCTTGCGCCCTGCCGTCCGATGGGTCTACGTTGTGTCTCGTGAGACCCAACGGAGCCGCAATGAAGGCCATCCGCGAGGCACGGGGGATCAGCCTTCAGCAGCTCGCCAAGGACATCGGCCGAGATGTCGGCTTCCTCTCCCGGGTCGAGAACGACCAGCAGGGAGCGGGAGACGAAACCCTCCACCGCTACGCCGAACGTCTGAACGTGCCGCTCAAGGCCATAACCCACAAGGAGAAGTCCCGTGATCAGGAATGACCTCGCTCCCCCCACCGTGGTCGGCGAGGGGGAGATCGCCGCCGCAGTCGACACCACGCTCATCCTGCGGCTCGCCTCGGCGGTCGAGCAGCTGGCCTCTCAGCAGGCCATCGAAAGCCTTGAGCTGCGCTGCTTCACCCCCGAAGAGGCCGCCGTGATCCTCGGTAAGACCGAGAACTGGGTTGCCGACCAGATCCGGGCCCGCCGGATCCCGTTCACCTATGTCGGCCGCACGCCGCGCCTGACCGCCGCCCACATCCGACAGATCCAGGCCCAGGGCGAAGTACTCCCGCACAAGTACGCCAAGCCCGTCTCCGCTCGGACGCCGGCCCGCGCCGCCGCCTGAGCGGCAAAGAGGCCGCCCCGTTGGCCCGGGACGACCTCAGTGATCCACCCCTGACGAACCTCACGAAACGAAAGGGGCTTCACGTGAAGCCATCATCCCAGACCGCCCTCGTTATCGACCAGACGAAGATTCGCATGGACGAGGATCTCGCCCGCCGCGGGGCGCCCGGCTTTCCCCGGTCGTTGGACTGGTGGAAGCGCAACACGCCTCTCTGGGTCGATGTGGCAGAAGACGAGCAGGGGCGCATCACCCTGGAGCCGAACGGGCGTCAGGCCGATGGCGCAGTCCGCGAGGTGACGCCCGCGCTTCGACGTCGCCACCTCCAGTACACCCGCAACTGGGCAACCAGCCTCGTCTTCCTGGACCTCTCCGACGCGATGGTCAACGCCGTCTCCGAGGAGGCGGCCCGATGAACGACCTGACCCCGTTCGACCACATCACCGCGAAGCTCCCGCAGCTGTCCGCGTTCCAGGCCGCCTGGAACGAGGCCGAGGAGCTGCTGACCGAGACGCACCCGGAGGGCTTCGAGGTCGAGGAGATCGGCCGTATCGCCTTCGGCTGCCTGCCTGAGGAGGAGAAGCCGGCCGCGCTGGACGCCCTCTATTACTGCTGGTGGACCGCCCTGCAGTCCGACCGTGAGCGGCGTGCCGCCTTCGAGGCCATGGAGGGTCAGCGATGAGCAACTACCCCGAGATCGCCGCCCGCTTCGCCGGCCACGAGATGACCGTGCTCCACGATGACGGCCTGTACCGGCATCTGCGGTTCGAGGGCACGGCCGAGTCCTCGCTCGGTCGCTACCCGAGCTACCCGTTCGAGCTCATCACCTGGCCGTACAACCTCGTCGTCAAGTCGGGTTGGACGTTCCACTTCGACATCGACGCCACCCCCGACATGTTCAACCTGTTCCGGAAGACCGCGCTCTCCGGGCAGATCAACCCCGGTTACTGGTCGGAGAAGGTCCGCGCCGGACGCGACGAAGTCGAGGACTACTCGATTGACCTCCTGAAGAAGGAGATCGACGAGACGGTCACCTACTGGACCGAGGAACTGGCGCCGGGCGGGGTGCTCACTGCCGAGCAGCTGCGGAGCAAGGTCCACGAGCACTTCTTCGGGGACCTCGGTGACTACAACGTCGAGTACGAAGACGAGGCGCACCGGGCGCTGCACGACTTCCAGGTCGGCGACCACTTCAAGGCGACCTGCCAGTGCGGAGCGTCCAAGGCGCACGAGTACTACACCGTCGTCACCGAGTGGCGCAGGCAGCACCTCAGCGCACTGCCTCACCGCCACGATGAGGGTGTCGACCCGGCGCCGATCGTGCACGACTCCGGCTACCACTTCTACGACTGGCACGAGTGGCGGCTGAAGGACTTCACGCCGGGCTTCCTGCACTCCTGCTACGCGATCCGCCACGGCATCGACCTGTGGGACGCCGCCCGAAAGCAGGTGGCCGCATGAACGCCGAGCAGTGGAACGCGCTCTACCCGGTCGGCACGCTCGTCTTCGCCTACCCGGGGGCCCGTCCGGAGGACGACGCGAACGACGAGCGTCTCGTGACCCGCACCCGCAGCAGGGCCTCCCTGCTCGGCGGCCACACCGACGTCGTCTGGGTCGACGGGCACAGCGCCTGCATCTCCCTCACCCACGTCGACCCGGTGTCGGAGAGCATGTGGAAGGCCGCCAAGCAGGCCGAGGAGACCGCCGCCGCTGTGGCCGCGCAGGGTGCGCTGCCGGTGCCGGTCGGCGACCAGCCCCAGCCGCTCGGCCACGCGACTCCGGCCGAGACTGTCCCCACCCTGCTGGCCACGATCAAGGAACTGCGTGACCTGCGCGCCCCGCTGATCGAGGCACTTCGCACGGTCTACCAGTCGATGACCAGCTGCGTCGGTGACGAGTGGGCCATGGAGTGGCTCGGCGAAGTCTGGACGCAGATCCCGCTCGACGTCCGCGCCCTCGCGGACGACACGGACGCGGCGGCCGAACTCGCCGCCGCCCCGACCGAGGGGGCCTCGTCGTGAGCGACCGCCAGTACCCGATCCGGCCGCAACCGGACGACGACCCGCGCTTCACCCGCGGCCTCGCCCTCGACGTCGCCAAGATCCTCGAACAGCACGGCTACCCGCCGGTCCGCAACGGCCGCGACTTCCTCGAACTCCAGCAAGCCCTCTACGGATTCCTCTACACCGGCCCCAAGGAGACGTCGTGACCACGGACCTCGACGGCACGGTCATAGACCTCGACCGCGTGCAGGTCGCCCTGGACGGCACGCGCTGGCTGTGGACCTGCGACATCTCCGACGCCGGTGACCCGCTCATGCAGCGCCTCGACAGCCCCGTCCCGACCGTGCTGGTGCTGCCGTCCGTGTGGATGACCCACGGGCCCGTGCTCGCCGAGCAGCAGCCGACCACCTCCGCCATGTACCGGCAAGTCCTGGAGGCAGCGTGAACTTCCTCAAGAGCGACGTCCTCGCCCTGCTCGACGTCGATGTCCTGCGCAGCGAACAGGCCGACGAACGGCGCTGCATCCGAGCCCACGTGGCGGGCGGCATGCCCGTCGACGAGGTCTGCGCCACCTGGGTCGACCGGCACCAGGACGAGATCGACCGACAGGAAACCGGCATGCCGCTGGCCGTCGCACTCGCCGAGTCGATGCGCCAGCGATACGGCCGCACCGGGGCCAGGGAGAACGCGTGACCGCCCCGGCCGAGCGCGGCACCGACGCCGAAGTTCAGGCCGCCATCGACCAGCTCACCGCCCGCGAAGCCGAACTCGCCGCCGAGATCGCCTTCCAGCGCGAGCAGCGCTTCGAACTCCGCACCGCCGCCAGCTTCCGCGAATCGCGCGAGGCCGGCTACATCGACCGCACCGGACTGGAGTAGACCGTGACGACTCCCGCAACCAGGGCCATAGAGGCCGCCAACGTCCTCGACAAGGCGGTCGGCCACCTGCAGAAGGTCGGCCACTACAAGGGCTACCTGTACGACGAGCAGCAGGCCGAGGACACCGCCCTGGAGTCCTGCCGAGTGTGCGCCGTCGGGTCGATCCTCGCCGCCGCCTACGGCGAGCCCCGCTACCCGGCCCTCGACACCGCCAAGTCCGACGTCACCGACACCGCCATCGACGCGGTCGAGGAGACGGTCGGCACGCCGGTGCCTGTGTGGAACGACGAACCCGAGCGCACCGTCGACGACGTCGTCACCGCCATGCGCACCACCGCGGCCAGGCTCCGAGAGGCCGCCTGATGGGCAGGCGGCGAGCCGGCGAAGACAACATACGGCTACGGGCCCGACTGCAGATACTCGGCGACGACCTCGCCTGGTACCGGGCCCGACTCAGGGAAGTCACCGCCCGCTACCGGGCCGCCCGAGCCCGGGCCGAGATCGCCGACGGGCAGCGCGTCCTCGCCGAACAGCTCATCCAACGCCAAGTGCAGCAGCTGATGGCCCGCGACTCGGAGATCGAGGAACTACGCCGCCGGCTGCACGTGTCCGGCGAGGACACCGTCGAGACGCCACTCCCGGCCGCCTCCCGCCAGACCGCCGCATAGACCGCCGCCCGCCGGATGACCACCAGGCCGGCGGAGCGGCGCACAAGAAAGAACCCCACCCGGGTCTAGCGGGCGGGGGTCCACCACCAGCATCCCAGGAGATCACCTTGTCCGTCACCATCAACGCCCACCAGCTGAAGCTGCTCCTCGACCAGACGGCCGACCACATGGGCCACGAGGACATCGAGCAGCTGCACGGCATCCGCCTCGACGTCGACAGCCAGTACCTCTACGCCGTCGCCTCCGACCGGTACACCCTCGCCGCCGCCCGCTACCGCCTCGCCGACAGCGACCAGAACCAGGAGCCGTGGGCCCGCCTCATCCCCGGCGACTTCATCCCCTCCCTTCGCCAGTGGGTCGACTCCCTGAAGGGCGCCGCCTACATCACCATCAGCACCGCCAAGGACCGGGTCGTCTTCGACGGGACGCACGCCGACCTCACCGTGGCCACCAACACCGCGCTGGAGTTCCCCGACTGGCGGGGCCTGCTCCGCACCATCGCCGCGCAGACCGTCGAGGGCGAGCCGTTCCCGGCCCTCAACACCGACTACCTGCCGCGCTGGTCCGCCATCCGGCAGAGCCTCCGCGTCCGCGTCACCGCCGACCGCAAGGCCGTCCTGTTCTTCGGCGAGAACTTCATCGGCGCCCAGATGCCCACCCATGGGGGAGGCATCGGCCCGGCCAAGGAGCAGACCTTCGAGTCCGCGCACGACCTGTGGCTGTGGACCCTCGCGGCGGGCGCCAAGGACGTCGACATGGCGAGCCTGCCGCAGCCGGAGCCGTCCCGCTTCGAAGCCCCCCGAGACGTCAGCGAGACCGCCGCCAACCTGCTCCGCGGCGTCTTGGACTCCACGTCGAACGCCTTCAACTGCGACTTCGACGGCGACCGCGACGCCTGGTACGCGCACATCCGCTCCGGCGTCTCGGACTGGATGGCCTACCGGTTCCTCGACGCCCTGCACCAGGTCGACCCGCGGGCCGCCCAGCAGGTCGTCAACGACACGGCCGAGCAGCTGGACTCCGGTGAGCTCGGCGAGTGGGCGTGGGACATGGCCGAGGAGTCCGGCTTCAACCCGCAGAAGTGGAACGACGACCAGGAGGCGCGCCGCGCGAAGCAGATCGCGGAGGAGCCCCGCAGGTGGGCGGTCCGGCTGGCGCTGGCCCTGACCGACGCCAAGAACGCCGGGATCAACTTCCGCATCGACGACAACGAGTTCGTCAGTTTCGACGAGGAAGCCGGCGAGTGGAAGGCGGTCAAGCCGCAGCCCGCCGAGACGGCCACCGCCTGATCCATAACCCCATACCGGCGGCGCGTCGAGCCCCCACTCCGCGCCGCCACCCAGGGCCGCCAGCCCCGGACCCACCCCCTGGAGGGGCTGGCGGCCCCCACCTCGCACACCCGAAAGCAGGAGACATGAGCACCGAAACCACCACAATCCCGGCCGAGGTTGCCGCGCACGTCCTGTCCCACTTCGGCCGCGGCGGCTACCCGGCCGGCGACTGGGCCGAGTCCCTCATCACCCTCATCGACCGCGCCGACATGGCCAACCGGGCCAAACTCCTCGCCGCGTTTCCCGACTACGGGGCCGCGGTCCTCCTCGCCAAGTACGACGAGGAGGGCATCGCCACCCTCCAGCGCATCGCCGGACTGCCGAAGGCGTCGCTGCGGTGCCTGTGCGGAGACGAGGACGGCCCGTTCACCGAGGCGGGCCTGTGCGAGGGATGCGACCCCACCGCGACGCTGGACGGCGTCGCATGACCGACCCCCGCCACGCCTACGACACCGACCACGGGCGCTACTACCGCGACCCGGCTGGCGGCCCGGACCTCGTCTCCGTGACGAACGTCCTCTCCGCGGGCGTCGCCAAGTTCGCGCTCGTGCCGTGGGCCGTCAAGCTCACCGCCGAATACTGCGTCGACAACCGCCTCGACGTGGCCCGCCGCGCTCCACACGACCGCGAGCAGCTCCTGAAGGACATTAAGGCCGTCCACCGGAATGCCCGCGACCGGGCCGCCGACCTCGGCACCCGCATCCACAAGCGCGCCGAGAAGATGGCCCTCCGCGCCCCGTTCGAGCCCGACCCCGAAGTCGACCCCTACGCCCGGCAGCTCACCCTGTTCTGGGAGCGGTGGGGCGTCGACCTCGAGCAGGACATCGTCGCCGCCGAAATCACCTTCGCTCACCGGCGCCTCGGCTACGCCGGCACCGGCGACCTGATGGCCCTGCTGCGCACCGGCCGGCGCCGGGTTAAGGGCCGGCGCACCAAGCAACTGTGGCTGATCGACTACAAGACGTCCGCCACCCGGCCCGCCTCCTCGGTCTACCCCGAGAACGCCATGCAGCTGGCCGCGCTGCGCTTCGCCGAATGCGTGTGGCTCCCGGACGACACCGACGGCCCCGTGCCCCCGATACAGCGCACCGGCGTCCTCAACCTCCGCCAGCGCTCCCACGCCCTCGTGCCCATGCCCGGCAACCGGCGCACCCACCGCGCCTTCCGCGGCGCCCTGGAGACCACCAAGTGGCTCCACGCCGCCCCCACCACCTACCCCGCGCTCCTGCCGCCCCCGGCAGAGGCGCAGTCGACCCGAAAGGCAGCCTGAGATGGGCTCCCGCCTCCTCAACATCCAGCGTCGCGCCGCCGAACACGGCCGGCTCCGCACCGGCTACACCAACGGCACCCGCCCCATGCGCTCCGCAACGTGGGTCGTCACTTCTCACTCCGAGGAGCACGTCCAGAAGGCGGCCGAGCTGTGGGGTGGCGACGTCGAGCGGTGGACACCGCTCAACTCGACGATCGAGCAGTGGCGCGTCATCACCAAGGCCCCGTCGATCGAAGCCCTGATCACGCCCGGCGACCCGCTCAACCAGTACAACGAGCTGTGGACCGGCGGCGGATGCAAGCGCCGCTGCGACGGCGAGATGGAACTCCTCTCCCGCCAGCCCTGCATCTGCGCCCGCCAGTTCGGTGAGGACTGGCACCAGCAGAAGAAGGGCACCGTCTGCTCCGCTACCTCGCGCCTGAACGTCATGCTGCCGGACCTGTCCGGCATGGGCATGTGGCGGGCCGAGACCCACTCCTTCTACGCCGCTTCCGAGTGGGGCGGCATGGTCGACATGGTCCTCGCCGGGACCGACGGCAAGGGCTTCGTGCCGGTGACGCTGCGGATCGAGCCCCGCCAGGTCGTCCGCGAGGGCAAGACGAAGAAGTTCCCGGTCGTCGTGGTCGAGCTGCGCGGGGTCACTCCCCGGCAGGCGCTCACCGGGCCGATGACCGCAGCTACCGCGTTGGACCCGGCCGGCGGCCAGGCCGTCGCCGCTATCGAGGCGCCCCGCCCGGACTACCTCGCCGAAGCCGAAGGCGCCCTCACCTCCGACGACGTGCGCGACGTGTGGCGCCGCGCCAGCGCCAACGGCCACGTCGACCCGAAGGGCCGCGACGACCTGTCCAAGCAGCTCATGGCGATCGCCGAGCGCATGGACGCCGAAGCCAGCAGCACCAACGACGACGAGCCCATCGAGGGCGAGCTCGTCGACTAGCCCGCACGCCTGAGGCCGCCCCGCGGGAACCGGGGCGGCCCCTACCCCAAGGACACCAGATGACGAAGCGTTTGTCTGTCGCCGAGCGGCTCGCGTCCACCGAGAAGGACGCCCTCCTCGACGACATCGCCCGCCACTCCGAATGGGACCGGTTCCTCGTCGAGCAGGCCGTCCTCCACTTCGGGGAGCGCTACATCACCTTCAGCTGCAACCAGATCCGCGAGCAGCTCCCGGAGCTGGGCAGCGGCTTCCTCGGCGCCGCCATCAACTCGCTGCGCACCGCCGGGATCATCGCCCACACCGGGCAGTACGTGCCCTCCACCAGCGCCGCCACCCACGGACATCCGATAGCGGTTTGGACTTTGACCGGCAAGGGCCGCCTCATCGCCGCCCGCCGCCGCGCCGCACGGACCCGGAAGGCGGCCTGATGGAGACGATCAACCACCTCAACCTCGGCGCCCTGTACGTGATCGGCGTCGCGTTCGCCGCGGCGTGCTTCGGCATCGGCGCCGGCGTCGGCTGGCTCCTCAACAGGAGGCAGCGGTGATCGCCGAAGCCGTGTACACCGCCGAGGCCGTCATCTGGGGCGCCATCGCCGCCTTCGCGTTCCTAGCCGCCTTCACCGCCTACCTGGCCATCGCCCTCGGCTACTGGGCCGGCGTGTTCGCCATCTGGGCCAGCCGCACCATCACCCACCACCTCGCCACCCGGAAGGAGAAGCCATGACCGCCGCCGCCAAGCCCCTGCCCGCGCACGGCACCTACGCCCGCGCCAACGGCAGCCCCCGCTACCGCAAGCCGTGCAAATGCGAGCCGTGCCTCGTCGCCCGCCGCCGCCACGACAAGAAGTGGAAGGTCAACCGAGCGCTCGGCAAGCCGGCCATGGTCGACGCAGCACCCGCCCGAGAGCACATCGCCGAGCTCCGCAAGACCCGCACCTGGGCGTCCATCTCCACCACCTCCGGCATCGCTCAAAGCAACCTGTACCGCATCGCCAACGGCAGTCGCACTGAGATCCAGCGCACCACCCGAGACGCCATCCTCGCCGCTCAGCCGGGGCCCAAGCCGGTCGAGACCCTGCAGATCGACGCCCTCGGATCGCGCCGCCGGCTGCAAGCACTGATGTTCGTCGGACACTCCGTGCGCCTCCTCGCCCGCGAATGCCGCGTCAGCAAGGACCGCGCTCACGACATTGCCCTCGGCCTGCAGCCCACCGTTCGCGCCGACGTCGCGGAGCGCATCGCCGACGCCTACGTGAGGCTCGCCTTCCGGGCGCCGGCCCTCAACAAGTTCACCAACCGCACCCGCAACCTGGCGGCCAAGCGCGGCTGGCACGGGCCGCTCGCCTGGGACGACATCGACAACCCCGACTGCGAGCCCGAGACCGAGGACGGCGCCGAGCCTCCGCGCCGCCGCTCGGCCACCGTCGACCCTCACGCGGTCGCCCGCCTGACCGCGCTCGGCCGCACCAACGAGCAGATCGCCGTCGAACTCGGCTGCCACGAACGCACCGTCAGCCGGGCACGCAAGCGGGCCGAGATGCAGGCCGCCGCGTGACCGCGGTCCGCCGGCCGCGCGCCGGACCCTGACCCGCCAGCACCGACAAGTCCGCCCCTCGACCGCACCAGTCAGAGAGAAGTCACGATGCCCTGGGTCCGCTTGGACGATCGCTTCCCCTCGCACCGCAAGGTCGCGCTCCTGTCCGACCGCGCCTTCCGGCTGCACGTGTCCGCGATCTGCTGGTGCGCCGAAAACCTCACCGACGGCCACATCAGCGACCGCGAACTCCCGCTCGTCGCCCACATCCGCGCCATCAAGGTCACCGCCAAGCAGCTGGAGGACGCCGGCCTGTGGGACCGCACCGAAGGCGGCTGGATGATCCACGACTACCTCGACTACAACCCGAGCCGCGAACAGGTGACCGCCGAGCGGAAGAAGAACGCCGAGCGGCAGGAGCGGTTCCGGCGACGGAAGGCCGGTAAGCCGGCACCGCCTCCTAACGGGGACCGTAACGGCGGCAGTAACGGCGTTACGCAGAACGGCAAAACGCAGCCCGGCGACACGACGGCGACACGAACGCGACACGAACGCGACATGAGTGCATCGTCAAACTATTCCGTTTCTGGAGAAGACTCGCAGGTCAACGAAGTGCGTAACGGCGTTACTAACGGCGCCCCGACCCGACCCGTACCCGAACCCCTATCTATGGCTGATGTAGATGGGGGAGGTATCGGTAGTAGAAGCACCGGCCACGCCGCTCCCGCGGCGCCCCCCATCGAGGTCGACGGCTTCCAGTTGACCGACGCCATGCGCCGCTGGGCCGCCGCCACCTTCCCCGGCATCGACGTCGAGCACTCCACCGCGCAGTTCGTCAGCCACTACCGCTCAACCGGCGACCGACGCCGCTCCTGGCCGGACGCCTGGCAGAAGTGGATCCGCGACGACGCCCAACGCGCCACCCAACGAGCGCCCCGCCCCGGCGCCAACGTCATCGCCCTGCCCAACGGCCAGCAGCTCACCGGCACCGACGCCAAGGTCGCCGGCTGGATGGCCATCGCCGCCAACTGCTCCGACGAGGACTCCGCATGAACAAGAAGCAAGCCGCAATGCTCCTTGCGCACGCCGCAGCATTCGACAACCGGCAGCCCTCGGACGCCGCCGCCGAAGCCTGGGCTGCCGCCCTCCACGACGTGCCACTCGACGACGACGCCCGTGGCGCTGTCGCCGCCTACTACACGACCCCGCCGCAGAACCCGAACGAGCGGCTGTGGATCCTCCCGCACCACGTCCGCACCCTCCGCAGCAAGATCCGCTCGTCGAGGCTGGAGAACTTCCAGTACGAGCCGCTGCCGGACGAAACGCCCGCCGAATTCCTCGCCCGCTACCGCGGCCAGGTCCAGGCGATCGCCTCCGGCCGCATAGCGGCACCCACTGGACGGCTGGCGCTTGAGGGTGGTCCGTCGCGGGAGTTCATGGCCGAGCTGGAGGCGCGCGGCTGGCAGGGCAACCGCACCGTCGACGACTCCGACGAGGCGCCCGCGGCCGAACTCGCCGACACGGTCCGCCGTTCCGGCCCGCTCGGCGTCATCTGCCCCATGTGCGCCGCCGAGATCGGCTTCCCCTGCAAGAGCGGCCACGCCACCAAGAAGCACCCGCTCGGCCGGCCGCTCACCAAGCCGCACACCGCCCGCATACGGGCCGCGTCCGGCGAGGAGCAGGCCACTCCCGAGCAGCGGGCCGCCGAAGAGCAGCGGGTCCGTGAGGCGTCCGCCCGGGCCCTCGCCCGCATCCGAGCCGAGCAGGACATTCCCGACGCCGAGATCGTCGACGAGGAGGCCGCCTCGTGAGCGCCCCGGAGCTGGAGCCGGAGGACGTCTCGGCGATGCGCCGAGAGGACCCGGACGGCTGGCGTCGCTACATGCGGCAGCAGATCACCAACGGCAAGCAGCGCCGCACCCCGCCGCCCAAGCCCGCGGCGCCCCGACCGCCCGGCCACCGGCCCGGCGCCTGGCCCACCGGCTCCAGCCCGCCCGGGCCATCGCCGGAACGGTCCCTGCCGAAGGCCGTCATCGACGCCGGGATCCGGCACTACCGCAACACCGAGCACTTCCCCGACCAGCCCTGCGACTGCGGCAAATGCCCGCCGCCCGACACCGAGGAGAACCAGTGACCGCCAGCCCGATGCCCGACTCGATCCGCCACATCCTGCGCGCCGAACAGCACCCCGCCCGTGCCGTCCCCTGCGACCACTGCGGGGCCGCCGCGCACCGGCCGTGCCGCGTCGTCACCCGCAACCGGGTCCTCACCCAGCCCCACCCGCAGCGGATCTCCGCCTGGGCCCAGACCACCGCCTGCTGCCCGCAGTGCCAGGTCACCCCCACCGTGCCCTGCCACGCGGACGGACGCGCCCTCCTGATCGTCCACCCCCGCCGCGAGCAGGAAGCCAGGGAGACCGCCGCATGAAGGTCCGCGCCGACATCGCCGCCCTCATCCGCGAAGGGCACACCAACGCCTCCATCGCCCGGCGACTGCACTGCGACCCGTCCACCGTCGCCCGGGCCCGGCAGGCACTCCGACTGCCGCCCGCCGACCAGCTCGGCCGCCTCTATCTCGAAGCCGTACCCACCGGCCGCGTCAAGGACTACCAGCCCCCCGCCGGCTGGATGCCCCTCTCGCCCGACCAACAGCGAGCCAACCGCGAACGCCTCCTCGCCGCACTCCGCGACGACGTCGCCTGATGCCCGCCGCGCGGTGACGCCCGCCCGACCACCCACACGAGGAGACACCGATGAGCACATCCGCCGACGAGCTTCGTGCCGCAGCGCGCACCCTCCGCGCGCTTCTCGCCGACCGCCAACTCACCCCCGGGCCCTGGCTGTCCATGGATCGCGGCGACCGCGTTCTCTGGGACGGCGAAGGTGCTGAAGACCAGCCGCCCGTGTACGTCGTCGATGAGCCGATGAGCAACGGCGCCAACGCCGACTACATCGCCGTCATGCACCCCGACGTAGGCCACGCCCTCGCCGACTGGCTGGACTCGGCCGCCCGGGACGCCGTCGAGATCGGCCCCGACCCGCACGCCGTTGCCGTGGCTCGCGCGATCAACCCCGCCGCCACCCCTGCCCCGTGACCGCAGACGGCCCGGGCGCTGCTACCGCCCGGGCCTCAGCCCACCGTATCGCCGGCCGTCTCGCGCGGCCGGCCCCACCTCTGGAGGACCAGTGACCGACCAGACCGCCGAAGCCTTCACCCCGCCCGCCGCCCGAGGCCTGCCCGCCGGAACGCTGGAGGCCGCCGAGATCGGCGCCAATCGGCTCGATGCATGGGCCCGAACCCCGCGCGGCCGGAACTTCCTCGCCCACGCCCTGGTGCAACTGGCCCGCACCGGCTGGCTGCGCCAGGAGCCCGGTGACGGCTTCGAGCCCATGACCGACCGCCCGACGGCCGAGCCCGCCGCTCCTGCCGTCCAGGCGCCCGCCACCGACCGGGCCGCTCCCGCCGTCTGGGTCGACGGGCACCCGCAGTTGGAGGCCATCGCTGCCGCGGTGTGGGAGCGCTGCGGGCGCAGCGACAGCGGCATGTGCGTCGAGGACGATCCGCGCAACATCGCCGTCGCCGCGCTCGCCGCCGTGCTGCCCGCGCCCACCGACCGGGCCGCCGTGCTGCCGCCGCCCGCGCTCACTGAGGAGGGCCGCCTCCGAGCCCGCGTCCAGGTGCTCGAAGAGGACGCCGAGCGCGCTCAGGGCCTGGCCAAGGTGGGGGCGCGGTGCATGCGTGAGGGTCACCAAGGGCTGATCGAGTCGGGGCGCGCCGTCATCGAGGGGCACCGCTTCGCCCTGTCCGTTGCGCTGGGCCTCGGCACGGGCGCGCCGTGGGACGCGATCCACGAGCGGGTTGCCGAGCTGCGCCGCATGGCCGACGAGGCGCAGATGGGGGGGTCCCGGTGACCGCCCGCCGCGCCGCGGGGTGGGCCGTGCTGTCGCTCATCCCGCTCGTGTTCGTGACCATCGCCGTACTCGCTGGGCAGCTTGCTGAGATGGCGGTGGGCGTGGTGATCGCCGTCTTCTGCTGCCTGGCGCTGTGGTTCGGGCTCCGGCTCCTCGACGGCGGTGAGCCCCGGTGACCCGCCCGCCGCTGCGCTGGCAGCCCGACGACGGCAGTGCCGCGATCCTCTCCGCATACGCCCGCCGCGGCGAGAACCCCGCGAAGGTCCTGCGCCGCGCCCTGCTGCTCCTCGCCCGCGCCGACGGGGTGTTGGACATCCGCGGACGGGTGCCGCGGCAGGGGAGGCGGCCGTGAGGTCCCTGACCGCCCGGCGCCGCCACGTGCTTGCGCTCGTCGCCAACGGCCACACCAACGCCCAGATCGGCCGGCTACTCGGCATCCACGAACGCACCGTCAACCGCCACCTCGCCGAAATCTTCCAAGCCCTCGGCGCCCGCGACCGGGCCAACGCCGTCGCCATCGCCCTCGTCGTGGGGGAGCTCGGCGTGCACCAGATCCACATCCCCAGCAACCAGCGAGAGGCAGCCGCATGACGACCCGACCGGACCCCAACACCCCCGAGGCCCTCCAGGAAGCCACAGGAGGCCGCGAGAGCGCCTCTGAGGGTCCGAGTAGGCAGCGAGAGACCCCGAGGGGGCAGAACGGGCCGCAGAGGGGCGCACAGCGATTCCAGCACGAGCAGCAGCCCCGCGGCCCCGTCGACTGGGCCCGCCAGCAAGCCGCTGAGCGCGAGGCGGGCGCAGCAGGCCTCGACGCCCGAGTGCGCGCAGCCGTCCGTGACGCACTCGCTGCCATCCCGCGCGACAGCTACGTGGACCTTGATGTCGTCAGCGCCGTCGTCGCCAACGCAGCACTCGCCGAAGTGCACCGCGTGAGCACCCCCGCCCACAACGCCGGCCCCAGCGTCGCCGAATGCGCCCAAGCCGACCGCCGTTGGCCGCTCGAAAAGCACGGCGAATGACCCACCGGCCGCTGCTCGCCGCCGCGTTCGCCGCCGCCCTCACCGCCTGGCCGCTCCTCGCCCACCACGACCGGCGAGCCCGGCAGCGGCGGCGAGCAGCACGCAACCGACAGGAGACCGATCGTGGACGCTGAACGCGACCTGCGCATCCAGGTGAAGGCGGCGCTTCTCGCCAGCAACATCAGCCAGGCCGAAGCCGCCCGCCGTCTCGAACTATCCACCAAGCACATGAGCCAGATGCTGACCGGCCGCGCCCCGCTCACCCTCATCTGGGCTGGACGCATCCTCACCCTCTGCGGGATGCGCCTCGTCATCGGCCTCCAGCACGACACCCAGCCCCGCCGATAGCCCGCACCGCCGCACCAAGGAGCCCGCCGTGAACGAGTCCGCAGCCTGCTTCGTCTGCCGCAACGACCTCTTCGCCGACGAATGGGACCGCTACTGCTGCCGCCCCTGCGAAACCCGCATCGACAGCAACCTCGCCGCCCTCGCCGGCCCGCCCCTCTGGCAAAACGGGCGACTCGTCACCGGCCTGTTCGCCGCGCTCCCCGACGAACTCGAACCCAGTGCCAGCAACAAGGGCCCCCGCGTCAGCGGCAGCCGCAACGCCCCCATACCCGCCCGGCTCGGCCCGCTCAACGACTCCGCCAACGGCGGCCTCGTCAACGACCTCGAAGAATGGGTCCGCGACTGGGAACACCGCGGCTACGCCACCAGCTGCTCCGCCGTCCGCCCCCAGTACCGCATGGACCAAGCCGTCGCCACACTGCGCTTCAACCTCGACACAGCCGTCCGCCGACACGAGGCCATCGGCCCCTTCGCCGAAGAAGTCCGCGAGATCCGAGGCACCTGCGAAGGGATGATCGTCGGAGCCCGGCCGCCCAAACCCCTCACCGCCGTCTGCCACTGCGGCACCGTCATCAGGTTCAACCTCAACACCCACATCCGGTACTGCAAAGGCTGCGGCACCGACTACGGCCACTCCGCCCTCGTCCAGATGGCGCTCGCGGAAGGGCGGGCCGCGTGACCGCCCGCCACGCCGCCGACAAACTCCCCGTCTACAGCGGCAGCGACGGCCGCGCCTACATCGCCGCCGACGACGCCGTCGCCCTCATCCGCGCCATCGCCGAAACCTGCCGCAACCTCGCCGACGACCCCGACTGCACCCTCCACGGCGCCGGAGCCGCCATCGACCTCGAAGCCGACGCCATCGCCTGCCGGGCCATCGAGCACACGCTATGACGAAGGGCCCGACCGCGAGTGCGGTCGGGCCCTTCTTTGCGTTCTCAGACGCGTGACACCTCGAGCGGCGCCGGCACCGGCGGGGCGTCCAGGCCGAACCTGTCCGCGAGGAGCATCCGGGCCGCGGTGTCGCGCTCGAAGGCGCTGCGGCCGGGCGGCATCGACAGGATGCGGGAGCCGTCAGGAACCTCGACGAACGCCCCGAAGAACGTGGCATCCGTGATCGATGAGTTGACGAGTTCCACGTCCAGCTCGGCGAGGAGCTCGTCGAGTGGCGCATCCAACAGGCGATCTGTCGACAAAGCGGGGCGCGCTAAAGCGAGCGCTTCGCTACTCTGCATGGGTAGCTCCATCCTTCACAGGGGTTGGGTTGCTGGATCTGCGAGTCGCCACTCGCGGGTCGAACTGGCCGGGCGGTCGCCACCGCCCGGCCGTTCGCGTTTCTAGGAGCCTCGTGGATGAGGCCGCCGGATTGGGAGGGCACCACACAAGACCTTCACAGGTCAGTGCGGCAGAACCTCGTCGAGGTACTCCTGGACCTTCTCGTACAGCGGGTACGGCACGTAGTCCGTGATCTCCGAGTGGGAGACCCAGGCGACCGCGTCGAGTTCGTCCTCGTCCGCGACCCGGGCTTCGCCCTGCAGCACCTCGCAGGCCGTGTACGACATCGCGCGCCCGGTCTTCGGGTGAACGCGCTCGCCCAGGAGCCGGATCGCCGTGACGACCAGCCCGGTCTCCTCGACCGTCTCCCGAACGGCCGCATCCTCGGCGGCCTCGCCGGGCTCGATCTGGCCGGCCGGGAACTGCCACATGAGCTCGCCCTCGGAGACGCGACGGCGCACCATCAGCACGCGGTCGTCCTGCACGATGATCGCGGCGCTGATGCCGGGCTTCTCGGTGATCGTCTCGGTCATACCGTTGCCTCCAGGGCGTCCAGGATCGGCGGATAGATGCGGTCGGTGGGGATGAAGCGGCTGAGCTCGCTTATCGGAGCCCATGCCACGGCGACGTTCTCCGAGGAATCCCCGTTGACCGCCTCGCCGTGCACGTAATCGCAGATGAAGTAATCGCACATTGCGCGCGTATTAGGGTGCAGTCGTTCACCCAGATGTTCACGGACCAGGCAATGCACGCCCGTCTCGTCCAGGGTTTCCCGGACCGCGACCTTCGACGCCGAGCCGCCCGGCTTGACGATGCCTGCCGGGAACTGCCAGGCGATGTCGTCACCGTCCTGCCTGCACACGAGCAGCACCTCACCGCCACGTCGGACCACGGCGATGGCCACCCGGAGTGCCTGCGCCTCTGGCTGGGGCGCCCCTGTCCGCAACGAATGGATGAACCGCCGGCGCACCGCATCACCTGCCAATCTGTAGGTCGTATCCAGGATTCGCTGCGTCTCCGGCTGGGGCACCATTTTCGGATTGGCGCGCCATGAGGCCACGCTCCGAACCGACACCCCGAGTTTCGCTGCGAATTCTTCCTGGGTGATCTCGAATGCGTCATGGAGCCGGGCGGCTTTCTCCCCGGTCCACTGCTGAACTCCGTCGTCCACTATCGGCTCCTCGGCCGCCTTTGTGGGCCCTTCCGCAGCGGGCCTGCATGGGGCTGCATGGTCCGCTTCAGATCACTGCATGGTGCTGCATGGGATCTTCATGGTCTGGGCGCGCCTGCACGCGAAGACTCGATCCCATGACGGAATCGCGATCACCTGCCTCGTGCGAGGGCCTCCGCGCGAGAGCCGCTGAAGCCGAGGAGGTCGCCCACCTCGGCCCAGGTTCGACCTTCGTAGAGCTCCCATACGACCGCCTTCTGGATCTCCATGAGTGCGCGGTCGGCGGCGTTGTGTTTCGCGCGTTCATTCTTCGCCGCTTCGAAGCGCTCAATCGGATCAGCGATGGCGGCAACGGGGGCGGCCTCGGCGTTGGCGTATTCGGTGAGCGCATCGGTCATGGGCTCAGGGTAGGGATCGATGTCCGCCCCTTCAACCCTGTGTTGATGATCGCGGCGCAGCGGTTCCAGCTTTCTGGGCGAGGGGAGTTGACAGGTCGTCGGGGACGCCCTTCAATAGGGGTATTGAAGTCGACGGCGCTCCACCGCTCGAAGCTTCAGCAGTCGCTCCACCGACTGCACCCCACAAACGAAAACGGCCCCAGCTCAGGGACTCCACTCCCTGGCCAGGGCCTCACCACGAGGAATCTCTGAAGGGTCCCCCTCATGGCTACTGAGATCGTACCGGCGCCCGTGAGCGCTGAGCGCACCACCGCCCCGCTTCCGCCGGCCGCCACCGAGCCGCTGAGCGATTTCGCGGCCAAGCTCGTGGACCGGTTGGAACTGCGTCTGACGGCGCCGGAGGTTCTTCCGGCTGTGGCCCGCTATCAGGTCGCCTCGTACCGGACTGCTCAGTTGTCGAGCTGCTTGTACCGCTACGGCCTGTCGGACGCCGACTTCGATTCGCTCGAGTTCGCTCAAGACACGATGCGCGAGGCCCGCGCCGTCCTTGCCGCCGCCGGCCGCCTGGACCTGATCGGGGTGGCCGCATGATCGCCGCCGACGACACCCCGCAGCCGGAGCCGACGCCGGATCTGCCGCCGCTGCCGCAGGAGCCGGCTGCCCGCCGTCGGGCGATGAAGGTTCGGAAGTGGTGACGGTGACCGACGCCGAGCGCGCGGAACTGTCCCGCAAGTTGGCCGAGGCGAACCGCCAGAGCCGCAACCGGCCCAACTAGGGCCCCTGATCGCCGCGGGTGGCGGTGTCCGCCCCCGTCCCGCCGCCCGCGGCTCCCACTTCGCACGCCCCGAGAGGAGGCGCCATGCTCGCCGACGACAACCCACGCCTGAGCCCCATGTGGTCGGGCCGTCGGGCCCCGTTCCAGGCGCTGCAGGACGCGCTCAGCGTGCTGGCCGGCTCCTACGACATGCGTGACGGCCGCAGCGACGACCCCATGTCGCGGGTGTCTGTCTCGGTCGACGACTGGCACGGGCAGCCGATCGTCCCGGCCCGCCGGTTCCCGGTCGCCGCGTTCGATGACCTGCTGCTCGCGGTGCAGCTGCTGGCGGCCCGGCATCGTGCCGAGGACGTGGCGGCGGGCTGGGTCGGGCAGGTCGACGCCGAGCGCAGGGCCGCCGTCCGGGACCGCTGGCAGGCCCGAGGTGCCGACATGGGCGAGTTCCGGGCCGCGCTGCGGGCCGAGTTCGCCGAGTCGGCCCGGCTGTACGAGTCCGCGCCTCGCTTCGACGACGCGCCCTGATCTTCACCCCCATCCCTTTCCCGCTCCACCTGACCAGTGAGGAACCACCCATGTCTCCGTACCTGTTCGACGCTGATCTCGCCGCCACTGATCTGGGCCGCCAGGCCCGCGCTGCGACGCCGGTGTCCGCGCTGTCCGTGCTGTCCATCAGTGACCTGTTCACCGACTACGCCGCCGCTGTCGCCCGGGGTGACCGTGCCCGGGTGGCGGAGATCCGCCTGGCCGCCGACCCGCAGCTGGTGGCCGAGCTGGACGGCTTCGACTACCCGGCCGCCGCCTGATGGCTGACCGCTGTGCTCAGTGCGAGGAGCACGCCGAGCTGCACCGCGGCAACTGGCTGGGTTTCGGCAAGCAGAACGATCCGTGCCCGCCGTGTGAGGACCACGCCAAGAACGGCTGCCGCTGACCGCCGCAAGATCAGCTGGTGGCAACCGGCCGGCTGCCCGATCCATACCTCCAACCCCGAGAGGAGCCCACCGTGGCCCTGTTCCGTCGCACTCCCGCACCGAAGGGCTACCGCCCCACCGAGGCCGAGGTGGCGTCTGCCGCCGCCCAGTTGAACGCGGGCAGCCACCACGCCGCCTACGACCTCACCCTCCATTCCGGCGACTACCAGCAGGACACCGCGATGCGAATCCTCGGCCACTGCATCGAGGACGGGGGCGGCTCGTGAGTCACTTCCACTGCCCCGACTGCCACCCGCAGTTGCAGCGCGGCGTGACCCCGGCGATCTGCGGCGAGATCATCCCGCCCGCCATCGTCGGCAACGGCCCGGAGCGGAAGTGCCAGCCGTGCAAGAGCTCGCTGCGCCGGCACAAGGCCAGCCACCGCAAGCGCTGACCGGCTGTCCGCGGCCCGCGTGTCGCACGCGGGCCCTGGAGAACTGGCGCAGCACCACCCCCAACCCCGTCCGTTCCGACCTGGAAGAGGTCGTCATGTTCCGCGTCATCGCCTGGGCTGCCCTCGCCTTCTACCTGATCACCGTCGGCCTGTGGCCGGCCGCTCTCGCCCCGGTCTCGCTGGGCCTGGACGGGATCGCCGCGGTCATCGCCGCGGTCCCCGGCCCGGTTCTGGCCCTGGCCGCCGGCGCCGCCTGGCTGAAGCACCGGCCCGCCCCCGCCAAGACCGCCACCGCCTGAGACCCGAAGGGACTGATACCCGTGACCGCCACGTCGATCGAAATGCTCAACGGCCACGACCACTTTGACCCGGTCGCGCTGGCTGAGGCGGAGGCGATCCGGACCCGCGCCGAAGCCGAAGCCGAAGCCGCCCGAATTAAGGCCGAGGGCGAGGCGGAGGCCGAGAAGATCCTGGCCGCCGAGAAGGCCGAGAAGGAGCGCCTTTCCAATGAGCGCGCGGCGATGCGGCTGGAGAAGGAGCGCGCCGACCACGAGGCGCACCTCGCCAAGAAGGCCGCCGAGAAGGCCAAGGCCGACGCCGAGCGGGAGAAGGCCGAGCAGGCCGCCGAGGAGGAGGCCGAGCGTGAGGCGCAACTGCTCGCCGAGCAGGAGCGGGCGGAGCGCTGGTGGAAGTGGGGCGCCCGCGGCATCTACGCCGTCGGCCTGATCATCGCCGCGCCGGTGCAGTTCATGCACTTCTGGGACCCCGAGCGGCCGTTCCTCGTCGCAGCCCCTGGTCTCCTGGAGGGCTTCGCGCTGGTGCTGGCCTTCGGTGCCACGTGGGCTGTTGCCCACCGGCGGGACGTTGCCCCGTACCGGATCGGCATCATGCTCGGCGCGATGATCGCAGCCGCGATCAACCTGCACGGCGGCATGACCGACCCGGCGATCGGCTTCAACGCGGGCCTGATCGGCGCCATCGCCTCGCTGGGCGGGCCGATCGTGCTGATGGCTTACGAGCACGGCATCGCGCAGAAGGTCGACGGCATCCCCTCCTTCCGAGAGCGGCGCGCAGCCGAGCGTGCCCGGCGTGAAGCGGAAGCCGCACGCGAGAAGGCGCGAGCTGAGAAGCAGGCCACCGAGGCTCGCGCCGCGGCCGAGAAGGCTGCCGCACAGGCCCGCGCCGAGGAGGAGCAGCGGCGCCGCGACGACGACCGTCGGACGGGCCACGACGAGGTGTGGCAGGTCGCCGACTCGATGCGTTCGGCGCGCGGCTCGCAGTACGTCACCGAGCAGATCTGGGCCGAAGCCTGGTACCGCGTGACGGGCTGCAAGACGGTCGGTATCACCCCCGAGATCGAGGCCAAGTCGCGTGCCGCGGCGGCCCGCATGAAGGTCGCCACCGACGTTCCGATAATCGGTGACTTCGCGCAGGTCGAATCCCAAAAGGGCCCCCGCCCCAAGAAGGCCCCCGACGCTCCCGACGGGCGCCGCAACAACGGCGGTACTCCGCCCGTCCGCCGGCCCGGCCAGACCGCCCCCATCCACCCCGTCGCCCGCGCCCAGGCGCGCCTTGAGCAGACCACCGGGAAGGACTCGCAGTGAGCATAGAGACGACCCCCAGCAGCGCCCCGGACCCGGAGTGGGAGCGCATCGTCGGCGACTACCTGAACGCCCCCGGCGAGGCGCCCGTCGAGAAGCAGACGACGTCCGTCGACCTGATGGGCGACACCCCCCTCACCCCGGCCTGGACGAAGACCCGCACCGGCTGGAAGAGCTGGGCCGAGCTCGGTCGCATCAACACGATGCGCGGCTTCCGTAAGTGGCTGCGCCGGCAGGCCAGCGAGCACGGTCACGCCTCCCAGATCGGCCGCGGTGTGCGCCGCACCGCGCTGTGGGTGCAGGGCACCGAAGGCGCCCAAGTCCTCGCCGCCCGGCACGAGGTGCAGCAGACGCAGCGCGACTACAAGGCCGCGAAGTGGGCGCACGACCGGCGGCTCATGCCCGGAAAGGAGAAGGAGAAGCGGCGCCGGGAGATGGAGGGTGCGTTCGCCGACTCGGCGTCGGCGATGAGTAAGTACCGGTCGGCGCAGCGGGATGCTCGGATGCGGCGGGCCGTGCGCGGCGTCGCGGCCCTCGCTCCGATCGCCGGTGTCGAGGGTGCCGGCCTGGCGCTGCTCGGCGCCCCGGGCGGGATCGCCGCCACCGCGGCGACCCTGGCCGCGTTCGCGTTGATCGGCCGGCGCACCACCGCAGGGGAGCTGTACACCGACCGCGACGCGAAGATCGGCGACGGGGACCGGATGACCGACGAGATGGTCAACCGCGTCTACCGCAGCGCCAAGGTCATCGGCGCGGAAGACATCGTCAAGCTGCTGTCGCCGTGCACGCTCACCGCGGACGGCTCCGCCTGGGAGGTTCGGCTGGAGCTACCCGACGGCATCCCCGCCTCGAAGGCGCTCGGCGCGACGGCGCAGCTCGCGAACGGCTTCGGCGTCAGCGTGCAGCAGGTATCGCAGACCAAGGGTGAGCGGGAGGACTGGCTCACCCTGCGCGTCACCCTCAAGGTTCCCTTCACGGGTAAGCCCAAGAGGGGGCCGCTGCTCACCGCGGAGAAGGTCAACCTGTGGCAGCCGGTGCCGATGGCCGTGTCCGAGCGCGGTGACGTCATGGCCGTGGAGTGGTTCGAGAAGACCGCCCTGTACGGCGGCGAGCCCGGGTCCGGCAAGTCGGCTGCGGCGAACAACCCGCTGCTCTCCGCGAGCCTGGATGTGACCGCCGACTTCTATCTGGCCGACGGCAAGGGCGGCTTCGACCTGTCACCGTTCGAGCCGATCGCCCAGATGATCGACACCGACGGCGACCCCGAGCAGCTGCTCGCCATCCTGCGGCACGTGTGGGAAGTGGTCCTTCCCGGGCTGAAGCAGACGGTCAAGGACCACCGGGTCCGCAAGTTCTCCGAGGCGCTGGCCGCGCAGGACGAGCGGGTGCGCTTCACCATCCTTTACATCGACGAGTGGGCCTCCTACATGGCCGCCGCCAGCCAGGAGCAGCAGAAGGAGCTGGACCGGCTCCTGCGGCTGATAACGCAGCAGGGCCGCGCCTACGCGGTGATCGTCATCGCGGCCACGCAGAAGCCCGACTCGAACGCTGTGCCCACCGGCATCCGCGACATCCTGTCCACACGCTGGGCCGGCCGCTGCATGACACCCGAGGCGTCCGACACGATCCTCGGCAAGGGCCGGGCGTCCGCCGGCTACAACGCGCAGCGGATCCTCAAGTCGCAGCGAGGTGTGGGCTACCTGCAGACCGGCGAGACCTCGGAGCCCACGCTCACGCAGTCGTACTTCTACACCGACGAAGAGGTCGAGGTGATCCTGCGGCGGGCCTACGAGCTGCGGAAGGCGGCTGGCGTGCTGCCGGTCGCAGTCGAGCCCGAGGTGACGGTCCTCGACCATCTGATCAAGGCGGCGGCCGGAACTGGGCGCGGCAACGTAACCCGCGCCGAGGTGTTCGCCTACCTAGCCACCGTCGACGAGGAGTTCGTTCAGGCCGGTGGCGAGAGTGATGAGCGCTACCGGTCTCGGGTCGGCAGCCTCCTCAAGGAGCGCGTCGCTGAACTCGGGGCCGAAGTGCCCGCAGTGCAGTTCCCGCTCGACGGTAAGCGCGTCTGGGGATGGACCCTTGAGGCTCTCCAGGGAGCCCGATAGGCCCCGTTTGCCCCTAAGTGGGTGTATCGGTATCTACCAGTTTGCCCCTGTGTGACCCCTATGCAGAGAGGGCGTCACCCTGTGCACCGCGCACAGGGGTCGGGCCTGCCTGCACAGGGGGCCGCACAGTCCATGACCTGCGGCTTCATCGCCGCGCACAGTCCCTGCACACCCCTACGAAGGAGATCCGCATGCCCGCCAAGTACACCGCCGGAGAGATCGCCCGTCTCGCCCGCCTGGAGTTCAAAGCCGCCCGCCGCGTCGTCGCCGCCGGCCACGAGGCCGCTGGAGGCAACGACCGGGCACAGGACCGCATCCACGACCGTGCCCAGCAGCGCTGGGAGCGAGAAGCCAGCGTCGCCTTCAACCAGCTGGACGCCGCGGAGAGCGAGCTCGCCAAGGCCGAGATCGCCCTGCGGTCCGCCCGGGGCACGGACAAGGCCGCCGCTCGCAGCGCCCGCAACGACGCCAAGGACAAGGTCCGCCGCGCAGACAAGACCGCCCGCAAGTACCGCTGACCAGAGGAGCCCATCCGCCATGTCCGCCCTGCCCGAGCGGTACCGCCCCTACGCCAACCAGGCCGCCGGGCAGCCGCACCGGCCCACCGCCATCTACCAGCCGCAGCCCGTCGCCCGCTACGACGAGCGCCCGCCGATCGCCTGGGTCGCCGACCCCTACAACCCGGACCGCTCCGTCGCCGTTGACGCCCGCCTCATCCAGCGCCCCGAGCCCGCCCAGCCGCGCGACCTCTCGCCGCAGCCGCTCCTTGACCCGGTCGCGCAACGCTGGCTTGGCGCAGGCGTCGGAGTCGGAGCCGCCGGAGCGGGCGTCGGCTGGGGCCTCGGCCAACTCGCCGCGGGCATCGCCCTCATGGGCACCGCCGGAGTGGCCATCCTCGCCGGGCTCCTCCTCGCCGCCGCCAGCATGCGAGGCCGCAGCATCACCAACATCCACAACGAGGCCCACACCCACGTCACGCAGAAGTGGCTCGGCCGGACCAACGTCACCAACCAGCAGTAGGAGAACCCAATGGAGCGTTACCACCACCTGTACTGGATGTACACGATCCTGGCCCCGCTCATCCTGGGCCTGATCGCTCTCGCCTTGATCCTCCTGCCTGGGGAGCCGAACACCGGCCGCATGCTCATCGGGCTGGCGGTCTACCTCGTGATCGCCGTCGTCGGTGGCTTCTTCATCACCCGCCGCTTCGACCGGTGAAAGGACTCGTCATGACCGAGCCGTTCTGGTGGCCGCAGGTACTGGCCGCGACGTCGACCCGTCGTCAGGCGGCGGGCATGCTCCTCGCCCACGCCACCCCCACCGCCCACGACGGCACGCTGCGGCTGCACTTCGACCGGGCCGATATTGCCGCGGCGTGGCGGGACAGCGGGGCGCAGGCCGCGCTCGAAGGGGCCCTCACTCAGCTCGGGCACCGCATGACGATCGAAATCCGTACCCTCACAACACAGGAGGCATAGCCATGGGATACGCGCTCTACGAGATCACCCGCAACGGCGAGACCATCGAAGCCGGATACGCCGTCGAGACCGTCTGTGAAGAGGATGGCTGCACCGAGAAGATAGACCGCGGCCTCGCCCACCTCTGCGGCGCCCAGCCCGGCGGCGATGAATACGGCTGCGGCGGCTACTACTGCGGTTACCACCTCTACGGCGGCATCGGCCCCGCGCAAGGGCTCTGCAAGCGCGACTCGAAGCGCTGGGAGGAGCAGGAGGAGAGCGAGGAAGAGCCTGCCTCTTCCGTCACTTGACAGATCAGGCACACCGAAGCGATCATCTGCTCAGATAGCCTTCGTGCGCTTTGAGGCCCGCCACACTGGTGGGCCTTTCGCCATTTCCGGGGGAGGTGCCCATGCTCCCTGGCTACGTCTCCGCGGCGGATGCCGCCTACTACGCCGGTGTTCCCGTCGGCACGATCTGGCGCTGGGCGTCGGAAGGTCGCATCAGCAAGACCGGGCGCGGCAAGACTGCGGGCTACCGCGTGTTCGACCTGCCTAAGGGCCGCCGCGATGAGTACACGCGCGAACTGATCGAACCCGGCAAGCCACCGCCCCTGCCCGCTGGCGCCAAGGCCGCCTGACTGTCCCGCCGTTCGTGCCGGTCCCGCGGACGGCGGGGCTTCCAACCGCGCCACGCGGCGCCCATCCCTGAGGAGGCCGCGTGGCCGACGCGCTCACCAATACGGCAGAGAACCTCACCCTCGACTGGATCCTCGGCGTCGGCACACCGACCCGGCCCACCACCCCGCTGAAGGTCGCCCTGGTCACCGCGAACGGCACCGACACGGCGGCGGGCACCGAGGTGACCGGCGGCTCCTACGCCCGGCAGGACCTTGCGGTGGCCGCCGCGGTCGGCGGGGCGACCAGCAACTCGGCCGACCTGGTCTTCACCGGCATGCCGGCTGCGACCGTGGTCGGTGTCGAGATCTGGGACTCGGCGGGGACGCCGGTGCGGCTCTGGTACGGGCCGCTCACTGCGTCCCGCACCGTCTCCGCGGGGGATGAACTGGTGCTCTCGGCGGGGCAGCTCACCTTGTCCCTGGCGTGATCGGAGGCCCGCATGCCGAGCCTCTCCACGCTGATCGACAATTTCAATGCGGGCACGCTCGGCCCCGAGTGGGGCAACAGCTACGGCGGCACGGCAGTCGTCGGCGGCCGGGCCCGCGTCCCATGCACGACCGGCTATGCGGGCTGTCAGACCGGCTACGCGTGGACGCTGGCCGGCGCCTCCCTATTCGTACAGGTGCCCACCGCACCGGCAGCGGCCGGGGCTGCGGTCGAGGCGTACTTCGCGCTCACCGTCCAAGGCGCCACCGAAGGCACGCGGGTCGGGTTCTCGATGAACGCCGTCACAGGGCTTCTGCGGTGCGTGTCCGAGACGGACTACTGGGACGACGCCGCGGTCGAGCTCACCTACGATCCGGTCGCGCACCTGTTCCTGCGGCTCGCCGAGGATGGGGTGAACCTCACCTGGGCCACGTCGCCCGACGGCAGCACGTGGACGACGAGGCGTACCCTCGCGACCCCGGCGTGGATCGTGGCCGATGCGGAGGCCTGCGCGCTAGACATGAGCGCCCACCGCGACTCCGGCACTGACGACTACGTCGAGTTCGACCTCGTCAACACGCTCTCCAACGGGGCGGTGTTCACGGCCGCCGCGGACCTGTCCGCGCAGACCACGCTCGATGCCGCGGCCCTTGTAGCCGCCGGCGCCACAGCCGCACTGAGCGCCGAGGGCAGCCTCACTGCGACGCCCGTGCTGACCGCGCACGCAGCAGCCGCCCTGTCCGGCGAGGCGACACTCACCGCCGCATCCGCCGACACAGCGATCCCGGAGGTGGCCGAGTTGTCCGCCGGAGACTGGGACCTGTACATCGAGCAAGGCAGCACGTTCCTGCAGCGGTTTACAGTCGACGACGACCCCGACTTCACGTGGGACGGCTGGACGGCCCGCTCACAGATCCGGTCCGAAGCCTCGGCGAACGGTGAGCTGCTGCTCGACCTCACCGACTATCTGACCGTGGACGGCGCCGAGATTCGCCTTGCGATCCCCGCCAGCGTGACCGAGACCCTCACCCGCAACGGACGCTGGGACCTAGAGGTCGTCCAGGGCGCGACCGTCGTGCGGCTGCTCAACGGGCGGGCGATCGTGTCGCCGGAGGTGACCCGGTGAGGATCCTCGTCACTGGCGAACGGCCCGCCGACGCGATCACCGTCAACGGCGGGCCACAGTCCCGCGTCGTCACCGTCAACGCCGGCCTCGTGTCCAGCGTCAACGGCCGCACGGGCGGGGTCACGCTCACCGCCGAGATCATCGGCGCCGACCCGGCAGGCTCAGCGGCGGCAGCGCAGACCGCAGCCATCAGCGCTGCGGCGGCCGACGCTACAGCGCAGATCGAGATACACACCGAGGCGGACGACCCGCACGGCGACCGCGCCTACGCCGACGACACGTTCCTCCCGCTCGCTGGCGGCACGCTCGCTGGCGGCCTGTTCGCCGACCTTGGCGTCCGCGTCCTCTTCGCGAAGACCACGTCAACGACGCAGCACGCCGGCACCTTCTACCAGGCGGGCACGTCGGGCGCGCACGTGTCCGCGCTCAACGTAGTCTCCGACAACCCGCAGGGATCGGCGTTCCAGCTGTCCGGGACGGAGACGGCCCTCGGCACCGCGAAGATCAGCCACCTGAACCCGGGTCCCGATGCCACCTCGGATGCTGGCGCGGCGGCCCTGAGCCTGGACCTGAAGCGCAACGGCAAGGCGGGCACGGCTGCGCAGGGCATCTTCGTCACCGCGACCGAAGGCGCCACCACCGGCAACCTGATCGTGCTCCGCAACAACGGCCGCGACGACTTCGTGGTGAAAGGCACCGGCCGGACCGGCGTCGGAATGGACATCGGCGAAGCGCCCGAAGCGTCGCTCGAGGTGAAGCAGCCCGACACCACCACGCCCGGCCTCGTCGTCACCGGCATCGCATCCACGACCTCGCCGCTGTTCCAGACGAAGACCTCGGCGGGCACGGCCACGCTGGAGGTCGGCAGCAGCGGGGCGATCGTGCACCGGGCGATCAGCTTCTACACCAGCGCCCTCCAGCTGGGATCCACGTCGTCCGACCTTGGCGGCTCCGGTGGCGCGGTCATCTCGATGAAGGACGCCACCACGGCGCCCACCACGAACCCGACCGGCGGCGTCATCGCCTACAGCCAGGGCGGCGTGTTCAAGGTCCGCAGCGCGGCCGGGGTCGTCTTCGACACCACGCGGCGCACCGTGACCGGGGCGAAGGGCGGCAACGCGGCACTCACCTCGCTCCTCACGCAGCTCGCCACGATCGGGCTCATCACCGATAGCACCACCTAACCCGCATCCCGAAAGGCCCGCGCCCATGGCCCGCTACCGCAAGAAGCCCGTCGAGATCGAAGCCGTGCAACTGCGGTGGACGCAGTGGAACGAGGTCTGCGAGTTCCTCGGCGAAGCGCTAACCGCAGAGAACTCCGACGGCGCCTGGGAGATCACCGCCGAAGAAGCCTCGGACACCTGCGGCGAAGAGGGCCCGAACTACATCGCGCTCAATGTCCGCACCACCCATGGCGAGCTCGCGGTCGTGCGGCACGGCGACTGGATCATCCCCGAGAAGACGCCTGGTCGCTTCTACCCCTGCAAGCCCGACATCTTCGCCGCCACCTACGAGGCGGTGGACACGCCGTGAGCGACGAGCCCGAGACTGACCCGCTCGCCGACGCCCGCAGCCTCCTCGCCGAGCACGAGCGGCAGCAGGACGAAGCCTGCCGCGCCGAGATCGAGCAGGTGCTCGCCAAGTACCGGCGCAAGCTCGTCGTCACCCAGCCGCAGATCACCATCGTCCCCCTGTAGGAGACCGCCATGCCCACCAGCATCGCCGAGGGCAAGGACTGGTCCCTCCGCCTCTTCGAGCAGTACAAGCCCGACACCGTCTGCGACGTCGGGCCCGGCGAAGGCACCTACGCCAAGCTGTTCCGGCCCGCACACGAGGGCATCTGGTGGACGGCCATCGAGATCCACAAGCCCTACGTGACCAAGTACAAGCTGAAGTCCACCAAGACGCGGACCATGTACGACGAGATCCACACCCTCGACGCCCGCGTCGCACCCGAGCATCTCTTCCACCGGGACCTCGCCATCTTCGGCGACGTCCTGGAACACATGGCCCGCGGAGACGCCGTCGACCTCCTGCGCAAGGCCGAGGCGGCCGGGGCGTGGAACATCCTCGTTAGCCTGCCCATCGTCGAAGCGCCGCAGGGCGAAGTCGACGGCAACCCGCACGAAGAGCACCTCCACCACTGGGACGCCGACGACATGGACGCCGTCCTCGCCGAACTCGGCGGGCAGGTCCAGTTGATGCGGGGCGAAACGCTCGGCTGCTGGTGGTGGAGCCGACGCACCTGACCCCTACGACATGGAGGGCCCGCGCCATGGATCTCCACGCCTGGATCACTCAGCAAGTCGACCGGGTCGAGCGATCGGTCGAGGACGACGTACTGCCGAGCAGCGAAGCCGAAGTCGTCCTGCGCCGCTGCGAGGCGGACCGAAGCATCCTCGCCCGGCATCGGCTCATTCCCGACGTCACCTACGAGCCCGCCTGTGAAGGTTGTGGCACCTACGGCGACATGGAGATGTCGAACGTAGACAACCTCAACGACTGCCCCGAGTTGCTCGACCTCGCGCACGCCCACGGGATCACGCCCGACATCCTCGCCGGACTCGACCGGCCGCAGCCGCCCGTACCTAAGCCGCGTAACGAAGGGCGCCTCGGCCTCGCCGACATTCTCGCTCCGCGCACTCAGATGCGAAATGTGCCTGCCGCGCTACGTGGACCTCGCTGGAAGCATGGACGATCATGAGCGGCGGCTGGCAGGGCTCGGACCGCAAGGCCCGGCTCCCGTCCGGCTGGGCGAAGATCCGGGCCCGCATCCTCGAACGCGACCCGACCTGCACGCTGTGTGGCGTGAGGCCGTCGAAATTCTGCGACCATATCCAAGCCAAGACCGATGACCATAGCGAGGCCGCACTCCAGGGCGTGTGCCGCCCCTGTCACGACCAGAAGTCCAGCCGTGAGGGCAACGAGGCCCAGCGCAACAATCCTCGGCCTGGACGAAAGCGACCCCCTGAACAACACCCCGGGCTGCGGTGAACCCGTGCCTCGCTACCTCATCGTCCACCCCCGGGATCAGCGCAGGGACGACGTCCTCGTCGAAGACCCCACCCTCACACTCACCTTCGAAGCAGGGTGGGCCATCCTCGCCGACGACCGAGGCGTCTGCCTCGCCATCCCCAGCGGGCAAGGCGCGTCCATCCAGCGGGTAGACGTACAGGAGCCCGCGCCGCAAGAGGAGTGATCCACTGTGGCCAGCAAGGGACGAGGCAACGCATCCACACTGCGCAGGTACTGGAGTACGGGACCAGGCGCAGCCAAGATCCGATGGGGCACGCCCGACGACTGGACCAGGTGCACACGCCAACTGCACAAGTACATGGGATCCAGGGCCAAGGGGTACTGCCAGCTACTCCACATCCGCAACACGGGAGCAGGCACAGGCAGCAGGGCCAACGTCGGCAGGCGCAGGCGGTAGGCAGCCGGCCACCCGAGGGGCACGAGGGAGGCAGGCATGGAGGTCTCCCAAGCGCGGCAGCGTGTGCAGGCCATAGCCGATGCAGCACCTGACTTCGAGGCACAACACGGCCTCGAAGATGATCTGTTCGCTGACGTGCTCGCGGGCATCGCGATGACGTCGACCGATCCTCTGGCCAAGGCTCTGGCCGGCGCTGCTCTGGAGGCGAGAGAGATCGACTTCCAGCGGCCGTGCGCATGATCACCCTGGGGGGAGATCCCCCTCCCCGCGATCTTCAGGGATCGGGGCCGTATAGCACCTGACTTTCCGCCCGGGTTTCCTAGGGCGGCCGGCCGCCCTGGTGGCGTGCCGTTTCAAGATCGTGGCCGCGCCCTGGAGGTGGGGTCGTCCGCACCGAGACCCTGGAGGTCGTCATGGGTGCACGAGGGCCTATCGGTAAGCGCTCCGAGGAGCGCATGGGGCATCGCTCCAAGGACGAGAAGGACTCGATCACCAAGGCCCCGTCTGGGCCGCCGCTTGATCTGCCGGACCTGCCGGGCCCGGATCCGCTGTGGCATCCGATCGCCACCGACTGGTACCTGTCCCTTCAGGAGTCCGGCCAGGCCGTCTTTTACCAGCCGTCGGACTGGGCGATGGCCCGGTACGCGGCAGAGCTCATGTCCCGGGGGCTGTCGTCGGACCGGCCGCCGAACGGCCAGTACGTCTCGGCTCTCGATAGCGTCATGGCCCGTCTCCTGACGACCGAGGGGGACCGGCGCCGGGCGCGGATCGAGCTGGAGCGGAAGCCCGTCGGCCCACAGTTGGCATCGGTGAAGCCACTGGACGCCTACCGTGACCTCGCTGGTGGCTGACGAGGCTGCCCCGGAGGTCGTCGAGCCGTTCACGATCGGACCGACCTGGAAGCGCGGCCCGGACGGGCGGTTCATCCTGCCCGAGTACACGCTGGGCTGGCACTGTCTAGCGTGGACGGCAACCTACCTTCAGCACTACGTCGGGGCGCCCTGGCGGTACACCGCCGAGCAGGCCCGGCTGACGCTGTGGTGGTACGCGATGGATCCGGCAACGAACCGGTTCCTCTATCGAGACGGTGTGATCCAACGGCTGAAGGGACACGGCAAGGATCCCCTCGGCGCTTCGTGGTCGGGGTTTGAGTTCGTCGGCCCGTGCCGCCCGTCGGGGCAGGTTGCGGATGAGGGCGACGAATGGGGGATCCCCCCTGGGCAGCCGATCGGAGTACAGCACCCGGCGGCCTGGGTGCAGATCGCTGCCGTGTCGCAGGACCAGACGCGCTCGACGATGACGCTCTTCCCAGGCATGTTCAGTAGGCGGGCGCTCGAGGAGTACCGCATCGATCTCGGCAAGGAGATCATCTACGCCGACAAGGGGCGCGCTCGAATCGAAGCTGTCACCTCGTCGCCTCGCGCCATGGAGGGCGGTCGGCCGACCTTCGTCCTGTTGAACGAGACGCATCACTGGATCGACTCGAACCAGGGCCACGAGATGGCTGCGGTCATCGAGCGCAACTCGACGAAGAGCGCGGACGGCATGTCTCGCACGCTGGCTCTCACGAACGCCTATGAGCCTGGTGAGGACAGTGTCGCGGAGCGCACCCGGGAGGCGTTCGAGTCGGTTGAGGCCGGCCGGGTGGTGGATACGGGCCTGTTCTACGACTCGCTGGAGGCTCCGGCTGAGGCGAAGTTGACCGAGGAGTGGATCGTCCCAACCTTGAAGGCGGTCCGCGGGGATTCGACGTGGCTGGACATCGAGCGGTTGAAGGCGTCGATCCTTGATATCCGTAACCCGCCGAGCAGGTCGCGGCGCTTCTGGTTCAACCAGATCGTGGCCGCGGAGGATGCGTTCCTCGCCCCCTATGAGTGGGACGCCTGCGGGCGTGAGGGTGCCGGGCTGCAACCGAATGACGAGATCGTCCTGTTCTTCGACGGCTCCAAGTCGGACGACGCCACGGGCCTGGCGGCCTGCCGCATGTCGGACGGGTTCGTCACTGCGCTGGGCGTGTGGCAGCGGCCGCCGAACTGGCCAGGGGATGTGCCGTGGCGGGTTCCGCGTGAGGAGGTCGACGGGACGGTGGATCAGGTGTTCGCGGACTACCGGCCGATCGCGTTCTTCGCCGACCCGGGCGCCGGCCACGACGACGCCGACGGTGAACGCTATTGGGACGGCTACATCGACGCCTGGGCTCAACGATACGGGAAGAAGCTGAAACTGAAGGCGGTGACGGGCGGCGCGAACCGGCATGCGGTGCTGTGGGATATGCGTGACCGGCGCCGCCAGCAGACCTTCACGGAGGCCGTGGACCGCTTCTACCGGGATGTGCTGGAGCGGCAGTTGTTCCATGACGGGCACCGGATGCTGCGTCAGCACGTCGCGAATGCGCGGCGCCGCACCAACGCGTGGGGCTACACGATCGGCAAGGAGCACCGCGAGTCGGCCCGCAAGGTCGACCTCGCGGTCTGTGCGATCGGGGCGCGGATGCTGCGCCGGATGATGTTGAACTCGACGGCGTGGGCGAAGCGCGGCACGCCCGGCAAGGGGAGGGTGGTGGTGCTTCGATGACTGCGACCATCCCTGAACTGCCGCTTCTGTCGCTGTCGGGCGACGAGATGCAGCTGCTGACGGCGCTGCGCTCGGATCTGCTGTCGCAGCGGTTCAAGCTGGAGCTGCTGGACTCGTACTTCAACGGTGAGCAGCGCATCCGGGATCTGGGCATCTCGATTCCGCCGCAGCTCAAGGGCCTTCACACGGTTATCGGATGGCCGCGCATCGGTGTCGAGTCGCTGGAGCAGCGCCTCGACCTCGAGGCGTTCCGCTGGGCGGACGGTACGGACGCCTCTGATCTGGACGAGATCGCCGAGTCGAACGACCTGTATGACGAAGCGTCGTTGGCGCACCTGGATGCTCTGACCTACGGCCGCGAGTACGTGTCGGTCGGCTCGGGTGAGGCGGGCGACCCGCCGCTGATCACGTTCGAGTCGCCGATGGACATGACGATGTTCTGGGACGCCCGTCTGCGGCTGGCGACGGCGGCTCTGCGCGAGTCGGTCGAGGACGGGCTGCGGATCGCCACCCTGTACCTGCCGGACCAGACCGTGTACGCCGCCGAGGCGGATGGCGGCTGGGAGGTCTTCGACCGGGACATCCACAACCTGGGCATGGTGCCTGTGCTGCGGATGGCGAACCGGCAGCGCACCGCAGACCGCATCGGCAAGTCGGAGATCACACCCGAGGTCATGTCGATCACGGATGCGGCCTGCCGCCGCCTGATGGGTATCGAGGTGGGCGCCGAGTTCTTCCAGGCGCCGCAGCGCTACATCCTCGGCGTGTCGGAGAGCGCCTTCCAGGACGCGGAGGGCAACGCCAAGTCGGCCTGGGAGACGTACATCGGCCGCGTGCTGGCGCTGGAGCGGGACGAGAACGGGGAAGTGCCCACGGTCGGGCAGTTCGCCGCCCACGACCCATCCGGGCAGACGAAGATCATCGACCTCTACGCCCGCATCATGGCGTCGCAGTTGTCGGTGGCGCCTCACGTGCTCGGCTACACCAGCGACAATCCGGCAAGCGCGGACGCCATCCGGTTCGCTGACAACGGGCAGATCAAGAAGGCGGAGCGGCGCATCCGCCGCTTCTCGGCGACGCACCGGGACGCGATGAGGCTGGCGCTCTGGTTCCGCGATGGGGAGCCTCCCGACAAGTCGCGCCGCATCGAGTGTGTCTGGCGTAACCCGGCAACGCCGACGGTCGCCGCGCAGGCCGACGCTGCCGTGAAGCTCGTCCAGGCGGGCATCCTGCCGGCCGATGGCGATGTGGTTCTGGAGATGGCGGGCTTCAACGAGGACCAGCGGCGCCGGGTGGCTGCCGAGCGCCGGCGCAGCGCCAACACGGCGGCCAGCCGCCAGCTCATGGACCGTCTCGCCGCCATGAGCGAGGACGCCGAGCCGCCCACCACAGCCGAGGTGACCGGTGGCGACAACGGTCTCGGATAGCGGCGACGACGCGCGCCGCTACCGGGCGGCGCAGGTCGGCCTGACCAGGCTTCTGGTGCGTGATGTTCGCGGTGTGCGGCGGTTGATCCTGCCGTCCCGGTTGCGTGAGAGCGTCCCGGACTGGATGACCGCGATGAACACGGTCATCGCCCAGTACGCGCGCACTTCGGCCGCTCTGGCGGCGGACTTCTACGAGGGGCAGCGGGAGGCGGCCCGGGTTCCGGGCTCGTTCACCGTGCCGGTCGCGGAGCCGCCCCCGCCGGAGCAGACGGAGGCCTCGCTGCGGTGGGCCACGAAGGATCTGTGGCCGCGAGATCCAGACGACTCGGCGGCTACGGACGCACAGCGCCAGCCGACCGATGTGCGCCTCGCGCAAGCGGAGAAGAAGGCCGAGCAGGTCGCGCAGAAGCTGGTGGCCGACACGGGCCGCGGCACTGTCCAGGAGGCGGTGCGGCAGGACCGGCAGGCCACCGCGTGGGCGCGCTCGGCGGCCCGTGGGGCGTGCGCCTTCTGCAAGATGCTCGCCTTGCGCGGCGCCGTGTACGAGAAGGGCACATCGGATTTCCGGGCACACGACGGCTGTCACTGCGGCGTGGTCCCGGTGTTCAAGGGGCAGCGGTTCGAGCTGTCCCCGCATGCCCGTGAGTGGGAGCGCATCTACCGCGAGTTCGCGCAGGGCCACTCCGGTGACCAGCTTCGCCTGTTCAGGCGGGCTCTCGCCGAGCACGACAGCAATCCGCTGCCGGGCTCGAACTGACCAACCCATGGCTGCCCTGGTGGCGGCCTTTCTCAGCCCCTGGAGGGCCAACTAGCCATGCCTGAAAACGAGGAGACCGAGCAGGTCGAGACGGAGCCGCAGGAGGCCGAGACCGCCCTGGAGGCGGCAGGGTCCGAGGAGGAGCCGTTCGACCGGAAGCGCGCCGAGGCTGCCCTCAAGAAGAAGAACTCCGAGGCGGAGAACCTTCGCAAGCGTCTGAAGGAACTGGAGCCTCTCGCGAAGAGGGCGAAGGACCTCGAGGACGCACAGAAGTCGGAGCAGGAGAGGCTCACGGAGCAGCTCACCGTCGCTGAGCAGCGCGCCCAGGCCTACCAGCAGCGCGCTGTCCGGGCCGAGGTGCGGGCACTGGCGGCGGTCGAGTTCGCCGACCCGGATGACGCGCACGCTTTCCTCGACCTGGACAGCTTCGTCAATGACGACGGCGACATTGACGCCGACGGCATCCAGCAGGGCCTGAAGGACCTGCTGAAGCGCAAGCCGCACCTCGCGAAGCCGGTCGACAGCTCGCCGCGGGCACCGAAGGCGGACCGCACGCAGGGCTCTTCGGGCAATGGCAACCGCACTCCCAACGATCCAGGCGAGGAATTCGCCTCATTCCTGAACAGGTCCCTCACTCGGGGCCGCTGAGAAAGGTAGCCCCTCATGGTGGCAACGCCCCCGATCAAGCTCTCGTCGGTCGACGAGACGTTCCTCCCGCCCACCCTGGTGGGCCCGATCTTCGAGAAGTCGGTCGAGGCCAGCGCGGTGATGTCGCTGGCCAAGCGGGTTCCGCTGTCGATGACGGCGCAGACCTCCGTGCCCGTCCCGCTGGACGTGCCGACCGCGGACTGGGTGTCTGAGGGTGGCCGCAAGCCGCTGTCGACGGGCGGCGTCGACATCAAGCACATGAGCGGCAAGAAGATCGCTGTGCTCATTCCGGTGTCGATGGAGGTCGCGAACTCCAACGCGGCGGGCCTGTGGACGCAGCTCCAGCGGGATCTGCCGACGGCGTTCGCCCGGGCCTTCGATCACGCGACGATCCACGGCCTGACGATGAAGGGCGCCACGGGCCCGTTCGCGGACTTCCTCGGGAACACCTCCAAGGAGGTTGTCCTCGGGACCGCGTCGCAGACGACCGGCGGCATCTGGACGGACTTCGTCAACGGCATGGAGCTGCTGATCGACGATGACTGGGACTTCACCGGCACCGTCGCCGACAATCGCGTCAAGCCGAAGCTTCTGAAGGCCACCTCGTCGACCGGCGAACCGCTCTTCGTGGACACCCGTTCCTCGGCGGCCACGGGCACCGGGCGGGCGCTGCAGGGTGAGCTGCTCGGTGAGCCGCTCGCATACTCGCGCAGCGTGTCCGGCAAGCAGCGCCGCCAGTCCACCTCGGTGGACTCCGGCCTGCGGGCGATCGGCGGTGACTGGTCGCAGGCGGCGTTCGGTGTCGGCATGGACATCACGGTGCGGATCTCCCGCGACGCGACGTATATCGATGAGGACGGCGGCGTCCACTCGGCGTTCCAGGACAACCTGGTGCTGCTCCTGGCGGAGGCCTACTACGGCTTCGTCATGGGCGACGAGGAGGCGTTCGTGCGGTACGTGGCGACCGCTGGAGCGTCGTGACCAAGACCCCTGCGGGTGGGGCTGGCCGGGCGGCGCTGCGTGTCGTCGCCCGGCTGCACGCTGCGCCTCCGCGGCACAACGCGGGGGCGGAGTGGATGGTCTGGAGCATGTTCCGGGCCCTGGTGGAGCGCGGGCATGACGTGTCTGTGTGGCTTTCCAGGTACTCGGGCGACCGGGAGCCGTATGAGCTGCACGGCGTGCGCGTCGTGCCGCTGGCGGCTCGCCTGGACTTCGCCTCGCAGATCAAGTCCGCCGATGTGCTGGTGTCTCATCTGGAGAACGTGCCGTCGGTGGCGTCGCTAGCGCGCGGCTACAGCAAGCCGTTCGTGGCGGTCTGCCACAACACCTACACGCCGACGTTCCGCAACATCGCCGCCGGCGGTTGCGCGCTCGCCGTGTACAACAGCGAGTGGATGGCCCGCGAGGCGGAGCTGTACTTCACCGAATACCCGAAGAGCGTGCGACCGGCGGGCAGTCTGATTGTGCGACCTCCGGTCTTCGCGGCCGACTACGTCGCGAAGCGGCGCGGCGCGCACGTCACGCTGATCAACTGCAATGAGGCGAAGGGCGGCGAGCTCTTCCGTGAGCTGGCCAAACGGATGCCGGAGCAGAAGTTCCTCGCGGTCAAGGGCTCCTACGGTGAGCAGGTCGACTACACCGGCCTGGACAACGTGGAGGTCGTCGAGCACGTCCCGGGCGATCAGATGCGGGACCGCGTGTATGCGCGCACCCGCGTGCTGCTGATGCCGTCCAGCTATGAAAGCTGGGGCCGGGCCGGCGTGGAGGCCATGGCCTCCGGAGTCCCTGTGGTCGCGCACCCGACGCCGGGTCTGTGTGAGTCGCTGGGTGAGGCGGGAATCTTCCTGGACCGGAACGACCCCGAGGCGTGGGTGACTGTTCTCGGCAAGCTCGGCGAGGCGGCCGAGTACCGGCTGGCGTCGAAGCGGGCGAAGGCCCGCAGCGCCGAGCTGGATCCGACCGCTGAACTGGCCGCCTGGTGTGATGCCGTGGAGGCCCTGGCCTAGGAGGTCGTCGTGGCGTTCGTGGCACCGACAGCGGAGCAGCTCGGCCTGTACCTCGGGCTCCCTGAGATCGACGGCGCCCGGGCTGATCTGCTCATCCAGCAGGCGGTCGCCTTGTGCGAGACGGTGGTGAAGCCGCTCCCCGATCAGGCCACTGCGGTGGTGCTGTCGGCGGCTGGCCGGGCCTACGTCAACCCGCAGCAGGTGTCCTACGAGACGATCGGCCCCATGTCGGTGCAGCGTCCGTCCGGTTCGGGCGGCCTGTATCTGACGCGGGCCGACAAAGCCGCACTGAAGAGCGCGGCTGGCCGAGGTGGGGCGTTCACCGTGGACCCGACTCCGGCCACAGCGGATCCGTCGCCGACGTATCCGATCGACGACGACTACGGGCCGCCGCTGGAGTACGAACCCGGCTGGGGGTGGGTATAGATGCCCGCCCCGTATCCGTTCGGGGAGACGGTGCGGATCGTGCGCACCGGCCCCTCGCCCGGGCGGGATCCTCGCGGACAGCCGCTACCCGGCCCGGACGAGTCGTTCGACCTGCCGGGCTGCGTGGTGGCGCCGCGGGAGCAGACGCCGACGGTAGGTGGCTCGGAGCAACAGGACCGGGACACCGTCATCGTCGGTTGGACCGTCTACGCTCCGCCCGATCATCCGAAGATGCCGCTGCTCACCACCGACAAGGCGAAGATCCGGGGCGTGGTCTGCGAGATCACGGGTGAGCCCGGCGACTGGGGGCGCAACCCCTTCACCGGGCTCCGTGGCGTGGTGCAGTTCGCGGCAGACCGGGTGACCGGCTAGCCGCGGGCCTGCTCCACAGCGGCGATCAGCTTCTCGGCGGCGTCGTTGCTTTTGCGCGGGATGGACAGGCTGTACGGGTCCTCATACGGCGGCCTGCCGCCACCGAACGAGCCGGTGGGCTTCTCGGGCGCGGGCTGGCTGTCCGGCATGAGGAACTGCACGTAGCCGTGGAACAGCCGGTTGCCCGGCTTGAACCGGCTGCCGGTCACGTCCGCGGCCCTGATCCGCACTGGCGCCGGCTTCGGCCCGATCGGCGTCTTCGTGATGGTGACCCATTCGCCGTCGAAGCTGATGCGGCCGAGCACGCCTTTGACGTCCATACGCCCCCCTTGAGTGTGAGGAGTTGAGGGTATGGCAGCGCGGTTCAAGATGAAGCGGAAAGGCGTGGGCCAGCTGCTGAAGTCCGAGATGATCCGGGCGGACCTCGTGCGCCGCGCCGAAGACATCCGAGCCTCCGCGGTCGCCCTCTCGCCTGTCGGCAGCTCAGGTGACCCGCACCCGGGCCAGTACAAGGGCGCCTGGGAAGTCGACAGCACGCGCCGCGGCGGCCGGCGCCGTGACCGGGCCGTCGCCTACGTGCGCAACCCCACGTACTACGCCCGGTGGGTGGAGTACGGCACTGAACGGGTCCGGGCCCACCACGTCCTGCTGCGGGCCGCTGCCGCGGGCGCTGACTGATGGCCGCCGTCGGCTCGGTCGACGTCGAGCTGGAGGTCATCGTGTGGCTTCGCGCCCGCCTCGACCCCGATGTCGTCGTCCGCGACGAGACGGACAACAACCTCCTCAACGAACTACCCACGGTGCAGGTGCAGCGGATCCCGTCGGGCGGCGATGACGGGATCCGGCTCGACCGGGCCTTCATCGACATCGACGTCTACGCCGCGACGCGCGCCGAGGCGATCGGCCTGTCGGCGACGATCCGCGGCCTGCTACTGACCGAGCTGCGCGGCACCTCAACAGAGGCGGCCGTGTTCAGCCGGGTGGGCACGATCAGCGCCCCTGGCGTCCGCCCCTACGAGAACACTGCCCTGCGACGCGTCGGGGCGGTCTACGAGATCTACAGTCACCCGGTCTCCTGACCGGCTGGGCCCGCGCCGGACCCTGTAAGCCGACCCCGCCTGCCGCGGGGTCTTCGCATGTCTGGAGACCCTTCATGGTTTCGATCACCCGCGCGGCGGACCTTCTGGAAGTCGGCGCGAACGGCGGCGGCTGGGTTGCCCCTCTCGGCAGCACCTCGCCCGGAGACCCCGCCATTCAGCCGGCGTCGCCGTGGCTGCCGCTTGGCGCCATCAGCGACGACGGCCTGGTGCAGGGCTTCGAGGAGGACACGCAGTCCTTCACCCCCTGGGGCTACACCGCCCCGATCCGCACCACCATCACCAGCTCGCTGCGCACGTTCGGGCTGACGGTGTGGGAGACCGGCCGCACCACCGTGCAGTCGCTGCAGTACCGCATCGACGCCGCAGACCTGGCACCGACCGGCGGCCTCACGTCGTTCTCGGAGACCGCGAGCCCGGTGCCGGACCGCCGTGCGTTCTGGTTCGTCGTCCTCGACGGCGACAACTTCCAGCGCGGCTTCTACGTGCCGGAGGGCGAGATCACCGAACGCAGCGACGTCACGCACAAGCAGGACGAGATCGCGGGCTTCGAGTGGACGATCACCGCCTACCCGGACACCGCCGGCAACACCGTCTACCACTTCGACCGCGTCCCGGGGACCGAGGCCTACACCGGGTCCTGAGCCGGTGGACGGGCCGCCACCCTGGCGCGGGCCCGGCCCGTCCACCTTCACCCCTGCCCGCGCCATCGCACAGAAGGAGGCCCGCGCCATGCCCGCCACCAAAGACCAGATCGAAGCCGCCCGCGCCCAAGAGGCCGAGGCCGACGAGCAGGAATACGTCACCGTGCCGCTCGCCGGACACGACGGCGTCACCAAGGACGTCCGCTGCACGCCCGCCGGACGCTGGCGCGCCTCGACGATCCGCGCCCTCAACACCGGCGAGATCGACACGTTCATGGAGACCAACCTCCACCCGGACGACTTCGAGATCTTCAAGGAACTCGACCCCGACATGGACGGCTTCGGCAAGTTCGTCGCCGACGCCAGCCGGATCAGCGGTGAGGCCCTGGGGAAATCCAGTGGACCCACGCGGTCCTCACGCAGCACGCGGAAGCGGTAGAGGCCGACCTGCTTGAGCGGGGCATCGATGTTCTCGACGTCCACCGTGGACGTATGTCGTGGCGGCGTCTGCGGATCCTGATCCAGCACCTGCCGCCCGAGTCGGCCACGTGGACGGCACTGCGCAACACCATGGATCCCGATGAGCTCGCCGAACAGGGCGAGAAGGGCGAGCCGGAGAAGGCCCGATGGTCTCAGCTGGAGCAGCTCGTCGCGGTCGTAGCGGATCGGGTGGCGCACATGGAGTGGGCGCTGTGGACCGTGAATATCGAGAAGAAGTCGCAGCGCCCGGATCCCCCTGAGCCGATCCGTCGGCCGGGTGCGAAGCCGCGCAGGGCGAAGGCGAAGCTGACCGAGAAGAGCGCAGACACCCTGCTCAAACTCATCCAGGGAGGCGCTGAGTAGCGCCACGGAGGAGGTGCCGTGGCCGCCATCAGCGTGGGTTCCGTCGAAGTCGACGTCGTCCCCAACACTCAGGGGATCCGTGCCCGCATGCAGGCGGCTCTCGTGCCTGCTGCCGACGAGGTCGGGAACGAGATCTCCCGCATCATCGGCCGGCACATCTCCCGTGGCGTGGCGGACGCGGTGCGGACCGGTGTCGCGAACGGAGCCCGCACCGCGCAGCCCGCAGCGGTGCGGGGAGGCCAGCAGACGGGGTCGGCGTTCGGCCGGAGCCTGAAGGCGCAACTCCAGGCGGCGCTGGCGAACTTGCCGGAGATCCGTCTCCGTGCGGACTCGTCGGACGCGCAGCGTGAACTCGCGCAGATCCAGGCGCAGATGCGAGCACTCTCGGATGCCCGCATCGGCATCGATGTCGACACGGCCACGGCGACAGCGGCGATGACGCAGCTGCAGGCGCGTCTGGACCGTCTGTCGGCGTCGGACGCTGACGTGCAGATCCGTGTGGATGCTGCGGCGGCTTCCGCGCAGCTGGCGGCGTTCAACGCCCAGGTGAACCGGCTGGACGGACAGACGGCCACCGTCGACGTCGACACCCGCTCCGCAACAGCGAACATGCGGATGCTCACGCAGACGGCCATCATGTTCGGCCCGGCGATCATCCCAGCCCTGCCTGTGGTTGCGGCCGGGCTGGGTGCCATCGCCGCAGCGGCAGCGGCTGCCGCTGTCGGTGTCGGTTCGATCGCTCTTGTCGCCGTGCCGGCCATCGTCCAGATGGGCAAGGTCATGCAGGCGCAGAAGGCCGCCCAGGACGCGTCGACGAACGCCACGATGCGGGGTGGCCAGGCCGCCTCTCAGGGCGCCCAGCGGGCACTGCAGATGGCCTCTGCGCAGCAGTCTCTGGCTTCCGCGCACCGGAACGCGGCACGGCAGATCCGGCAGGCCGAGCAGGGTGTCGCAGACGCGGTGCGCTCCGCGTCGGAGGCGAACCTGCGGGCGAAGCAGCAGCTGGCGGACGCAGTAAAGCAGGCCGCGGACCGCCAGCGGCAGGCGGCCGAGCGGGTGGCCCGGGCCGAGGAGTCGCTGGCGGACGCGCAGCGTGACGCGCGGCAGGCGCAGCAGGACCTGAACCAGGCCCGCCGCGACGCCGCCCAGGAGCTCGCCGACCTGGAGACCCGCCTCACCAACGCTCAGCTCTCTGAGCGGGACGCGGTTCTCTCAGTCCAAGAGGCCCGGGACCGGCTGCGCGCGGTACAGGCGTCCGGTTCCAAGGCATCTCTGCTGGAGCAGCAGCGGGCACAACTCGCCTACGACCAAGCCGTGCAGCGGCTGAAGGAGCAGCAGGCCGAGACGAAGAGCCTGACGTCGCAGAAGAAGGCCGCGGACAAGGCCGGCGTCGAGGGCTCCAAGACGGTGCAGGACGCGCAGGAGCGTCTTCGGCAGGCCGACGAGGCGGTGACTGAGCAGCAGGGCGAGCTGGCTCGGGCGCGGCAGGACGCGGCTCGCCAGCAGGTCGAAGCCCAGCAGGCCGTCGCAGAGGCGCAGCGGAACGTGGCCCGGACCCAGGAGGACGGGGCTCGTTCGGTGGCCCGCGCCCAGGAGCAGTTGGCTGAGGCGCAGCAGTCGGCTGCGGATTCGATCGCATCGGCTCAGCGTCAGATTGCCTCCGCGTCGCTTCAGGCGGCCGGGGGAGTGGATCAGGCTGCCATCGCGCAGGCCAAGTATCAGGCCGAGCTGGCGAAGCTGACGCCGGCGGCGCGGGAGACGTTCGACGCATTCCTCGACCTGAAGTCCGCATTCTCGGACTGGTCGCGAGCCCTGCAGCCCGCCGTGATGCCGATCTTCACGCGGGCGCTGGAGGGGCTGAAGAACTCCCTGCCTGGGCTGACGCCGTTCGTGAAGGAGGCGGCCGAAGCCATCAAGGGTCTACAGGACCGGGCGTCGGCCGGGTTCAAGAAGCCCTGGTGGAAGGAGTTCAAGTCCGATCTGGCGGGCTCCATTAAGCCCGCCATCACCGGGCTCGGCATCTCCTTCGGGAACGTCTTCAAAGGCATGGCGGGCGTCTTGCAGGCCTTTTTCCCGCACATGGACTCCATCTCGGATCGCATGCAGAGGATCACGGGTCGCTTCGCGAATTGGGGAACCAGCCTGAAGGGTTCGCCGGAATTCGAGCGGTTCCTCGCGTACTCCTCGGAGCACGGCCCGCTCCTCGCGGAAGCCCTCGGCAAGGTCGCCACAGCGTTCATCGACATCGGGCAGGCCCTCGAACCCGTGTCGGGACCGCTGCTGAAGTTGATCGGCCAACTGGCCGAGGGGCTCAGCTCGATCGCCACCCATCTGCCCGAACTCGTCCTCGGCATGTGGGGCCTGTTCGTCGCGACGCGCCTGTGGGCGGGCGTCATGTTCATCGTGAACGGCGCCATGGCCGCGTTCAACTTGATCAGCATGGCCGGCCCCTGGGGTTGGATCGCCCTCGCCATCGCGGGCGTGGTGCTCGCGGTCATCTACCTCTACCGGCGGTTCGCCTGGTTCCGGACTGCCGTACAAGCCGTCTGGTCGGCGATCAAGACGGGCGCCCTGTGGCTGTGGAACAACGCCCTCAAGCCGGCGTTCACCGCCATTTGGGGTGGCTTGCAGACCGTTGGCCGCTGGGCCATGTGGCTCTGGAATAACGCGATCAAGCCCGCCTTCAACGGCATCGTCTTCATCGGGAAGATCCTCCTGACTGCCCTGGTCACGATCGTCTTCCTGCCGCTGTATGCCGCGTTCAAGCTGATCGCCTGGGTCGCGATGTGGCTGTGGAAGAACGCGATCAAGCCCGCGTTCGAGGGCATCGCCTGGATCGCCAAATGGCTCTGGACGAACGTCTTCCGGCCCACATTCCAGTGGATCGGCGACAAGGCGAAGTGGCTGTGGAACAACGCCATCAAACCGGCCTGGGCGGGGATCCAGACCGGCGCCAAGTGGATGTGGGAGAAGGTCCTCCGGCCGGTCTTCCGCTTCATCTGGCAGGGCATGCAGGAGGTCGGCCGGTGGGGCAAGTGGCTGTGGCAGAACGCCATCAAGCCTGCCTGGAACGGCATCGTGGCGGCGGGGAAGTGGGCGTGGGAGAAGGGCATCAAGCCCGTCTTCGAGCGTTTCAAGGACATCGTCAAGAGCCTGAGAGGCGCGTTCGATACCGCGGTCAGTGGTATCCGCACCGCCTGGGACAAGATCAAGTCGGTTTCGCGGAAGCCAGTCCAGTTCGTCGTCGACACTGTTTACAACAAGGGCATCGTCGCCGTCTGGAACAAGGTGGCCTCTGCATTCGGGGCGCCCAAGCTGTCGACCTACAAGTTCGCCAGCGGCGGCATCATGCCCGGCTACAGCCCGGGCCGGGACGTCCACAAGTTCGTCTCCCCGACAGGCGGCGCGCTGGAGTTGTCCGGCGGCGAGTCCTTCTTCCGTCCCGAGTTCACTCGTGGCGTCGGGTCTGGGTTCGTCAGCACCATGAACTCCATCGCCAAGTCCAGGGGCGCCCAGGGCGTGAAGGCAGCCCTGGCGCCGGTGCTGGGCGGGAACCCCGCAATGGCCACGGACCGCTCGCTCCGCTACGCCAACGGCGGGACCTTCCCGGTGCAGCGGTTCGCAGACGGCGGCATCTTCGGCTGGATCAAGAAGACCGCGAGCGCTGCGGTCGGCGCCGGCTCCGACGCCTGGAACTTCGTCAAGAAGGGAGCGAGCTGGCTCAGTGACACCCTCGAGGCGTCCGCCCGCGCGGGCGTCAAGAACGTGGTGAACCCGCTACTGAGCTCCTTCCCGGGCATGGACACCGGGTTCGGCAAGATGATCCGCCGCATCCCCACGAAGATCATCGACGCCCTGTTCGGCTACAGCAAGGAGGCCGACAAGCGGGGCGCAGGCGGCATCGGCGGCCCTCGCATCGCCGCAGCCTTGAAGTGGGCGAAGACGCAGAACGGCAAGCCGTACCAGTGGGCCGGCAACGGCGATCCCTCGTGGGACTGCTCCGGTTTCATGTCCGCAATCGAGAGCGTCATCCGGGGCCAGAAGCCACACCGTCGGTGGGCGACGATGGCCTTCCACGGGAAGACAGCTCCGCCCGGATGGGTCAAGAACGGTGCATCCGCCTTCCGCGTCGGCATCACCAATGCGGGTGTCGGGCACACCGCGGGCACCCTCGGCAAGACCAAGGTCGAGAGCCGCGGCGGAGACGGTGTTGTCGTCGGCAACCGAGCCCGCGGCTACAACGACCGCTTGTTCAACTCGTGGTACGGGTTCATGCCCGGCAGCTACGACAGCGGCGGCTATCTTCAGCCCGGCATGAACCTCGCCTACAACGGCACCGGGCGGCCCGAGCCGGTCTTCACTACGACCCAGGCCAACGCGCTCACTTCGCTGGCGGCCCGCGGCGGCTCCAGCGGACCGGCCACCTTCGAGGGCGACCTCTATCTCGACTCGGGCGAGTTCCTCGGCAAGGTACGCGGCGAGGCGCAGCAGGTGGTCATGGAGCGGGACCGCATGGTGATGGCTGCCGGCCGTGGTGGGAGGAGGGCCTGATGCCGATTCCTGGAAACCTGTTGTCGGCCACGACGGAGACCATCGACCCGAACACGTCGGGCTGGACCTCGCACCTCAACTGCACGATCCACGCAGGGGTGGGCGGACGGACGGGCGGTGGCGGCTGCTTGTCTGTGCGGTCGGTGGCGGCGGGGGAGATGCAGGCCCGCACCGTCTCCTCCTATCCGATCACCTCCGGGGCGACGTATTACGTGTTCGCCGACACCGCTGGCGTGGTGGGGGAGCGGATCGGCATCCGGTGGATGTACGGGGCGATCCAGCTCGGCATCACCTGGTCGGTGCCGACTACGGGGTCCTCAGCGGCGTGGCACCGCGTCTCTGTCGCAGGCGTCGCGCCCGCGGGCGCGACGCAGGCGCAGGTACTGCTGTCCTCTACGGAGGTCGGGGCGAGCGTCAACCACTTCTGGGAGAACGTCTACCTCGGCCTGCCGATCAGGACCGTCGGCAACCTGTTCCCGTTCAACACCGAGTCGTCCGAGGTGGACGCCTCGGGCTGGGCGCCGGTCGTCAACGCCTCGATCAGCCGGCAGACGCCGGTCATGGGCTGGGCGGTCGACAACTACCTGGCCGGCGGGCAGACCCTGGCGATGACCGCGGTCGCCGCGGGCAACGCCAGCATCCTGGCGGTGGACCGGCCGACGGTCACACCGGGCCAGGAGTACCTGGCCTACGCCTATCTGCAGCCGCCGACCGTGGCGTCGACGGCGTGGATCGAGCTCAGGTTCTACGACGTCAACGGCAACCAGATCCAGGCCACCCGCTCCGTGCTGGCGCCGCCGACTCCGGCGACCGGCATGTACCGGCAGCGAGTGTCCGACCATGCGCCGGCCAACGCGGCCACCTGCTCGCTCGCCGCCGGGCTGGACGGGGCGTCGGCCGGGCAGGTGCTGCGGCTGGAGACCATCGTCATCGCAGCAGCACCGTCCATGCAGGCCGGCACCGTGGTTCCGTATGCAGACGGCAGCTTCGAGCAGGGCGTCGCCGGATGGACGACGGTCTCCGGTGTGGCAACGCTCGACCGCACAACACCGTGGGGCGACAGCTTCTTCGAGGGCGCCTACTCGCTGGCCATCACGTCGTCGACAGCCACCACGTCGACGATCCGCTCCGCACGCTTCCCGGTCACCCCGGGCGAGAACTGGCGGGCCCAGCTCGTCGCCCACCCGGACGCCGGATCCTGGTCGACCGTCGGGGTGCGGCTCCGCTGGTATGACGCGGCTAACAACGACCTCGGCGCCACCGTCGGCGTCAACTACGTCGTGCCGGGCAGCAGCTGGTACGCCATGCCGTCCGACGGCGAAGCCCCAGCCGGTGCGACACAGGCGGCGATCGAGCTGGTCGTCACCGCGACGGCCACAGCCAGCGTCCTGCACGTCGACCTCGTCACCCTGTGGGAAGTGCTGCCGCAGACCGCGGTCGAGGAACACTCCGACGACGGCTACGCCACGCTCACCCTGCGGGAGCTGCCGCTCGACTTCTTCCTGTCGCTGTACCGGGTTACCCCGGACGGAGCCCGCACCCTCGTGCGAGGCTCCGAAGGCCTCATCGACCGGCAGGCCATCACCTCCGATCTGCTGCTCGTCGAGGACCACGAGGCACCGTTCGGCGTGCCGGTCTACTACCACATCGCCATCTACAACTCGTCGGGCGAGGTGGCGTCTACGCGGACGTCGGCGGCGGTCACGCTCACCCTCGCCGACATCAACACCTGCTGGCTGAAGGATCCTGGCAACCCGCAGAGGAACATACTCGTCATGGTGCAGCGGGCGCCGGACTGGCAGCGTCCCATCGAACAGGCTGCGTTCGTGGTGCGAGGCCGCCGCAACAAGGTCGTCCTCTCTGGCCGGCGGCAGGGCCTCGAGGGGGACCTCGCCGTCTGGACCCGCTCGGACGAAGAGCGGGCAGCGCTGCACTTGCTGCTCGACTCCGGCAACGTGCTGCTGTGGCAGGCCTCACCGGGGCTCGGTGTCGCCGACATGTACGTCAACGTCGCCCAAGTCACCGAGACCCGTGTCAGCCCACTCGCACAGGAGCAGTGGCGGGCCTGGACGCTGCCGCTCACCGAGGCGGACATGCCCGCCAACCTCGGCGTCAACGGTGCCGCCGGCCGCACCTGGCAGGACATCCTCACCGAGTTCACGACCTGGGCGGACTTGCAAGACGTGTACGCCACCTGGGAAGACGTGCTCCTCGACCGCCGAACGGGGTGATCGATGTACCCCGTCAGCCCGCGGTTCCTGCCGCGGCTCGCCGAGGACCACCGGCCGCTCACTGAGGTGAAACTGTTCCTCACCGACGGCCGCGTCATCGACCTGGAGCACATAGGGGGCAGCGTCACCGTCGACCGAGCCCAGGCCATCCGCCGCACCTGCACCGTCACCGTCGCGGATCCGTCCCTCATTCCGCGGACCCCCGCTGACCAGCTCGCCACCTACGGGGCGCGGCTGCGTATCAGGCGCGGGGTGGAGTACGGCCACCCCAACGACACCGAGCTCGTGCCGCTGGGTCTGTTCAGGCTGGACTCCGTCGACGGCGACGTAACCGAAGGGCCCGCCACCCTGCAAGGCAAGGGCCTCGAGGCGGTCGTCGCCGACGACAAGTTCACAGCTCCGTACAAGGTGGCCGGCACCGTCGTCGGCGCGGTCACCGCGCTCATCCAGCGCAGCATCCCCGCCGCCGACATCATCAGCCTCATCGTCGACCAGTCCATCGGCTCCCGGGTCTTCGACGTCGAAGCTGATCCGTGGGCCGGCGCCCAGGAGGTCGCGGCGGCTGCCGGAGCCGAGGTGTACGCCAACGCCGACGGGGTGTTCGTCATCTCCACCCTGCCGGACCTGCTCACCTCCACTCCGGTATGGGCAGTCGAAGCGACCGAAGGCGGCGTGTACATCTCCGGCAACCGGGCCATGAGCAGCGACGGCGTCTACAACGGCGTGCTGGCTCGCGGCGAGAACACCTCAGAGAACGCCCCGCCGGTCTCCTACCTCGCTGTCGACACCGACCCGACGAGCCCCACGTACTGGTCCGGGCCCTATGGGCACAGGCCCATGTTCTACAGCTCGTCGACGCTCACCACGACCAACGCCTGCGCGCAGGCCGCGAACCTCAAGCTCGCCGCCGCCCGGGCGCCGAACGCGAGCGGCGACATCTCCGCCCTGCCGAATCCGGCACTCGAACCCGGCGACGTCATCCGCGTTACGCACGAGGACAGCAGCCGCGAACTTCACCAGGTTGCCTCCTTCTCCGTGCCGCTCGACCTCGGCGGGGACTTCCCGATCTCGACGATCTCGGCGAAGGAGGACGCGTGAGCGACAAGAGCCTCTTCGCGCACGCCCGCGAGTTCGCCGACTTCCAGGCCACCGAAGCCGTCCGCGCGGGCGCCAACAGCCCGGCTGTGCGCGGCTCCGACTGGCGCCTTGCCACCGTCACCGCCGTCAACACGGACGGCACCGTCGATGCCGACGGCATCCCCGACATCCGTTGCATCGACACCTACACCCTGCCGACGGTCGGTGACGTCATCCGCATCGACCAGTCCAGCAGCGGCAACTGGCTCGCCGTGGGCACCCTCGCCACCGTCAGCGGATGGACCACACTCACCCTCGCCGCCGGCTACACGAACCCCGGCCACGGCTACACCGCCAGCTGGATGCGCGAAGGCCGCCGCATCTGGATGCGGGGCCGCATCAGTCCCACCTCGGGAACGATCGCCGACGGCGACACCCTCGCCACCATCCCTGCGGCGATCCGGCCCGGCGTGGCCGTGGCCTGGGCGGTGGCCCGCGACGCGTCGACCATGCCAGCCGTGTGCCGCCTGGAAATCACCGCCGCTGGCGCCCTCAGAACCTTCCAGTCCAGCGCCCTGCCGCAGTGGGTGGGCCTCGACGGCATCAGCTACACCATCTAGGAGGCCCCGTGCCGACCACGGACGACTACGGCCAGGGCGTACAGATCGCCTCGCTCACGGACGCACCCGATGCGGAAAAGCTCGCGAAGAGCATCGTCAACGCCATCGCCCAGCGCAGCGTCCTGCGGTTCACGTCCGCATCCGCCCGGGGCGCCACCCTCACCTCACCGGTCGAGGGCATGCTGACGTGGCTGCAGGACGTCAACCGCCTCGACCTGTACGACGGCACCACCTGGGTCGCAGTGTCCGTGGGCCGCTCCTCCTGGACGACCATCACACCCGAGTCGCCGTGGACGCAGAACGGCAACAACAACGGCAACCTGCAGTACCGACTCCTCAACATCAGCGGCGAGGAGTCCCTGCAGTTCCGCGGGGCGCTCGGCCGCGCCTCGTATCCGACGTCACCGGCGGGCAGCTACGTCGTCAACAACACCGCCCTGCCGAGCATCGTGCGGCCGTCGACCCTGCGCACCGTGCTGATCCCCTGCTCCGACACCAGCAGCGACCGCATCGCCCTCAAGCTCGACGTCCGTGTTGACGGCTACCTCGAGGTCTTTGGTTTCAGCAGCAGCGCCAAACCGCCGTGGATCGGCTTCAACGGCGTCACCGTCAGCCTCTAACCCGCACAGAAAGGGGGACGGCGTGAAGCTCGTCTCCAGATCTCAGTGGGGTGCCCGCGCCTACCGCATGCCCAACGGCGCCACCCTGTACAGCGGCGACCGACGCCGCGGCGTGAAGCTCCACTACCTCGGCACCGCCTACACGGACCGGGCGCACGACAAGTGCGACGACTACGTCCGCCAGATCCAGGCCCAGCACATGGACGGCAACGGCTGGTCCGACATCGGCTACAGCTTCCTCGTCTGCACCCACGGCTACGTCTACGAGGGCCGCGGCCTGCGCCACCGTAACTCGGCGAACGGCAACACCACCCTCAACGATCAGGACTACGCGGTGCTGCTGCTGGTCGGCTCCTCCGGCCTCACCAAGCCGACCGACGCCCAGCTCAACGGGGCCCGCGACGCCATCGACCACTGCCGCAAGGAAGGCCCGGCCGGCAACTGGCTCGGCGGCCACCGCGACGGCTACGCCACCAGCTGCCCCGGCGACTACGTCTACGTCTGGGCCAAGGCCGGCGCGCCCCGACCCACCGCACCTCAGGAGGACGACCCCATGGCGGGCATGACCAAGCAGGACATCTACGACGCCGTCTGGAAGACCGACCAGGTCGCCGCCCCGGACACCGCGCCGGACCGCAAGACGAACACCAACTGGCAGCCGCAGTCCTACATCAAGGACATCGGCAACCGGGTGCGCGCCATGGACGCCCGGCTCACCGCCCAGTCCGCCGCCATCACCAAGCTGGCGCAGCTCGTCGGCTCCGACGTCGACACCGCCCAGGTCGTCGCCGCCGTGGAGAAGGCCATCGCCGACGCCGTGGTCAAGGTCAGCGTCGACGTCACCACCGAGAACCAGGAGTCCTGACCATGAAGATCTTCGGCAGAGAGCCGGTGACGATCCTCGCGTTCATCGCCGTCGCCCTGAAGCTCAGCTCCGCCTACGGGCTCGACGTGTCCGCCGAACTGCAGGCCGCCATCATGGTGTTCCTCTCCTGCGTCGTCGCCGTCGCCGAGGCGTTCATCCTGAAGACCGGCGCTGCGTTCGCCGCCCTCGTCAATGTCGGCCACGCCGCCATCGCCCTGTACCTGGCGTTCGGCCTGAACATGAGCGCCGAGCAGCAGGCCAACTGGATGCTCCTGATCGAGGGCCTCGTCGCCCTGTTCATCGTGCGCCCGCAGGTGACCGCGCCCATCGCCGCCCTGCGCATCGAACAGTCGAGTCTGGTCAAGGCGGCCTGAATGCCCTGCCGTGCGGCCCGGCGGCTGCACAAGGCCCTGGGCCGCCGCGGCAGCTTCCTAGCGATCCTCGGCGTCGGCAAAACCTGTTGGGGTGTGTCGTTCCTCGTCAACCCGCCCAGCGACGAGGGCCTGGAACTCCTCACACGGTACTGCGAGCTGCGGCACTGGGCGTGGCTGTGGATCGTGTGCGGCCTCGTCACCCTCGGCTCAGCATTCGTCAAGATCGGCCGGGACCGGTTCGGATTCCTGGCCGCCCTCATTCCCCCCACCGTGTGGGCCGCCGCCTACACGTTCGCCGTCTTCATCGGCGACTACTCCCGCGGCGGGTTCGTCGCAGTCTGGTACCTGACGAGTCACGTCGGGGTGATCCTGTGGGCGAGCGCGGTTCCCGAATACTCGGTCCCCCCGCCCGTGCGCGCCCGGAGAGGCAAGGCCGCATGAACGTGGGCGAGTG